TACCAAAAGCATTAAATCCCCATGTCCATAATGTAGTACCAACAAAGTTTTCAAACAACTCAGTATTAGTAAAAAATACTCTATCAAAATCACCTTCTGATGCATCGTTAAATCCCGACATTACTTATTCTCCAACTTCTCTATTCTATCTGATAGTTCTTTATTAGATTGTATGAGGTATGCAATTAAACCAGAATAGTTCACACTCTTAACACCATCATTCTCAGAAACCAACCAAGGTAATATCTTCTCTAATTGCTGAGCAATAACACCAGCAGATTTTAACCCATTATCTCTCCAATCAAATTCAAACCCATCAATTTGTTTGAGTGTGTCTGTTGCATTAACAATAGGAGTTAAATTGGTTTTCTGTGTTTCATCTGATAATGATTGGAACAAAGTGGAATATGTTGTACCTGTACTTGGATTGAAATACAGTTTAGATGTTGATGTGTTGGCAACCAAATAAGAACCAGACGATGATTGTCCCAACATAATATATCTGGTTGCATTGGTTGTGGTGTCATCAGTAATTGTTGCACCAGCACTGATACCAGTTAACCCTGCACCATTACCAACAAAGGCGGTTGCACTTAAAGTTCCTGTACTTGGATTATATGTTAGTTTCGTACTGGAAGTATTTGCGACTGTATAAGAACCAGAGGTTGATTGACCCAACATAACATAACGAGATGCATTAGTTGTAGTGTCATCAGTAATCGTTGCACCAGCAGTAATATTTGTATTTGATATACTAGATATTCTACCGTTTGCTGCAAGTTTAATTACAGGAACAATAGTTGCACTACCATAATCGCCTGCTGTTACTGATATAGTCGTATAATCTGTATTGGCTAATGTTTGTAATGCAGAAATACTAGTATTCTGGGATGTATTTACACCAGAACCATATGAAATCTGTCCATCAGTATAAGACTTTAACTGGGTATTAGCTGAATTAACATAGTTGATAACATCAACTCCACCAGCAATTATAGTACTAGCAGTTATAGTATTTCCAGAATATATTGGACCTTGGAAGAATGTATTAGATGCAACATCAGCAGAATATATTGCATATTTGTTAGTAATGACACCATTGGTACCGACGAGCGGAGTATCAAAATATGCTCCAAAATAATTCGTCAATGTACCTGTTGGTCCAACACCGGAACCAGCAGCGAATAGAGTATATGTACCGTAATAATTAGTAATAGTACTTAATGTGAGTGGTGAGTTATATCCAACATAACCACGATTATAAGTTCCATATGCATTCGTTACCGAACCTACGCTACAATTTATATTATTATATGTTGCATATAAAGTCGAAGATGATATAGATGTGTTAGCATTTGCATGTGATAGATGTCTGATGTTGTTGTATGTACCCACCATAGTACCAGTGGTCGCAGTATCATATGGATTATTACCTCCACGGTCAATGAGTGTATAATTTCCATATACAACTACACTCGTATTTGAACTTACTATCGGAGTATTATATGTTCCATACGCTGTCGCTGCACCAGATTGATTATTTGCCTTCGGTTGATTGAGTGTTCCAACTCTAATTGTGCTGGTGGCTGCATCATTTTCATTTCTGACCAATGTACCAATATTGTAATTGCTGGTAGTACCTGCAACACTTTCAAACGCTTGACTTTCTAAGTTTGCAACTCTTACTGAACCACCAACTGTTAATGCTACTGTTGGTGAGGTATTGGATATACCCAATCTACCATTAGTTATATCAAATACAAATGCATTATTAGCATATGATTGATTGTTACCGGATACACCAGCAGTCAACTGAGGATAATAAGTTCCAGTAGTTGCTGTTGTTATTGAATCATATGTAGAAACATTAGCGGAACTAACAATACTGGTTACTGCTGTTCCTGGAATTGATATTGCTGTATTGGTTACTGAAAGTACACGTCCGTTTGCAGCAAGAGTGGTTACTGGAATATAAGATGAGTTACCATAAGTTGTTGCTGTTACCGATATGGTGGTATAATCTGTATTGGCTAATGTCTGTAATGCAGTGATACTGGTATTCTGAGATGTATCAACACCAGAAACATATGAGATTTGACCGTCAACATAAGACTTTAATTGAGTATTGGCTAAAGCAATAGCACCATCTGTGTATGCTTTTAACTGAGTATTAGCATTAGTGATACTGGTGTTGGTTGCATTTAATGCACCAAATAAGTAAACGGTATTAGCTTCAACATTGGTTATTCTGGTGTTCTGGGAATTATCCACACCAGAAACATATGATAGCGTAGACGATACTTGACCATCAACATATGATTTTAACTGAGTATTAGCTGAACTCACTGAAGAACTAATAGCATCATCTGTGTAAGACTTTAACTGAGTATTGGCTGATGTTACAATACCATCGGTATATGATTTTAACTGTGTATTAGCTAAAGCAATATTAGTATTAGTTTGATTTAATGCACCGAACAGATAAACCGTATTAGCTTCGACAGTTGTTAATCTGGTATTCTGAGATGTATCAACACCAGAAACATAAGATAATGTACTTGATACTTGACCATCAACATATGCTTTTAACTGAGTATTAGATGAATTGACATAATTGATAATATCAACTCCACCAGCAATTATAGTACTAGCAGTTATAGTATTTGCAGAATATATTGGACCTTGGAAGAATGTATTGGATGCTGGATCAGAAGAATAAATTGCATATCTATTAGTAATTCTTCCTGATGATGCAACTTGTGGTGCACCATAATATGCACCATAATAATTCGTTATAGTGGAAGTATTTGCACCAGCTGCGGCACCAATGGATGCAGTCAAATAACTACCATAAAAATTTGTTATATTCGCTGATGCAGCTGCGTTTGTTCCTAGAGATATTGCGTTATAAACTGAATATGAGTTATTTAAAGAACCAAGTGCAAAAGTTTGTGCGTTATATGTGGTGTATGCTGAACCTGTAACAATAGATGTATTTGCATTTACATCATACAAATGTCTAATATTATTGAATGTTCCATATAAAAACCCTGCTGTACCAGTATCGTATGGATTATTACCGCCACGGATAATATTGTTGTATGTTCCATATGCATTTACACTTGTAGTTGAACTTACTATAGGACCATTATATGTTCCATATGATGTCGCCGCACCAGATTGATTATTTGCTTTTGGTTGATTGATTGTTCCGAATCTAGCTGTAGTGGTGGTTGTATCGTTTTCATTTCTAACAAATGTACCAATATTACCGACAACGAAAGCGCCCGGTGTGGATTCATACGACTGACTTTCTAAGTTTGTAACTCTTATTGAACCACCAACTGTTAATGATACTGTTGGTGTGGTATTGGATATACCCATTCTACCATTAACAACATCAAATACGTATGCAGAGTTGGAATATGCAATATTATTACCAGATGTTCCTAATGACAAATAAGGATAATAGGTTCCTGTAGTTGCAGTTGTTATTGTTTCATAAGTTGCAACATTAGCTGAATCAACAATACTGGTTACTGCTGTTCCTGGAATTGATATTGCAGTGTTGGTTACTGATAGTACACGTCCGTTTGCGGTGAGTGTAGTTACTGGAATATAAGATGAGTTACCATAAGTTGTTGCTGTTACTGATATTGAAGTAACATCTGTATTTGCTAATGATTGTAATGCAGAGATGCTAGTATTCTGTGTAGTATCAACACCAGAAACATATGAGATTTGACCATCCGTATATGCCTTTAATTGAGTATTGGCTGATGTTACGGATGAACTTATTGCACCATCGGTATATGCTTTTAGTTGTGTATTAGCTGAACTAATAGCACCATCAGTATAGGACTTTAGCTGAGTATTGGCTGATGTTACTATACCGTCCGTATAGGACTTCAGTTGAGTGTTAGCACTAGAAACCAATCCATCTGTGTATGCTTTTAACTGTGTATTAGCTAAACCAATGTTAGTGTTTGTTTGATTTAAAGCACCAAATAGATATACAGTATTAGCTTCAACCGTACTGATTCTAGTGTTTTGTGCAATATCAACACCGGAAATATAAGAAATGAATCCATCTGTATACGATTTTAACTGAGTATTAGCTGATGTTACAGAAGAACTGATTGCACCATCTGTATAAGACTTCAACTGAGTATTGGCTAATGTTACAATACCATCAGTATAAGATTTTAATTGTGTATTAGCTAATCCAATATTAGTATTGGTCGCATTTAATGCACCAAATAGATAAACTGTATTGGCTTCAACGGTGTTTAATCTGGTATTCTGTGTAGTATCAACACTAGAAACATAAGAGATTTGACCGTCAGTGTATGACTTTAATTGAGTGTTGGCTGAAGATACTGAAGAACTAATAACACCATCTGTATATGATTGTAATTGAGTATTTGCCGATGATACAGCAGAACTGATTGCGCCATCTGTATATGCTTTTAGTTGTGTATTGGCTGAAGATACGGATGATGAAACTAAACCATCGGTATATGCCTTTAACTGGGTATTGGCATTTACAATACTTGAATTCTGTGCAGTATTCACACCAGAAATATATGCAATATTGGCATCTAACCAAGTTTGTGTATTGGTTATATTTGTGTTCTGTGTTGCATTGATACCATTTTGTTCAGAATCAACTGCATAATAACTACCGTGTTGACCATTCAAATAGTCGGCGTTTAGATTTGTTACTAACTGTGTTGAAGATGTGGATATTTTACCAAATGTTACAGTATTGGCCTGGAAGTCCGCAATTCTAAAGGTTGCATTACTTGTATCAATGTATGGTGATGCATCAGGTTCTGGTTTGTAATTATCAAAAACTTTCCAGATTCCATCGGAGTGGTCTCTAAAGAAACCGGCATGATGATATGTACCATCATTATAATTACCAGCAAAACCTAAATCTGGATTAGCAACATTGTTATCATCATTCAGATAAATCATATTATCTTTCAGTATCAGATTATTTGATGATACTGTAGTGACAATACCACTAACAGTTAAATTGCCAGTAATTGTAAGATTTGCCGAAATCGTGACATCTCCAGTGATATTTCCACCGGAAGTATTGAACTTTAAATTGGCAGTATTATACGCACCTTGTGCTAGATTTGTAGCTGTGGTGATATTCGTATTCTGCGTATTATTGATGTTGTTTACATATGAGATTTGACCATCAACATATGATTGCAACTGAGTATTGGATGAACTAATAACACCATCAACATAAGACTTTAATTGAGTATTAGCTGAACTTACTGAGGAACTGATGGCGCCATCAGTATAAGACTTCAGTTGAGTATTTGCTGAAGTTACAGCAGAACTAATAGCACCGTCAGTATAAGATTGTAATTGCGTATTAGCACTGATAATACTGTTATTAGTTGCATTCAATGCACCAAATAAGTAAACCGTATTAGCTTCAACTGTTAATAATCTGGTATTTTGAGTATTATCTATACCTTGATTATAACTTATTTGTCCGTCAACATAAGACTTTAATTGATTATTAGCAGAACTAATAGCACCATCAGTATAAGATTTCAGTTGAGTATTGGCTGAAGATACGGATGTTGAAACCAATCCATCTGTATATGATTTTAACTGCGTATTAGCACTAATGATACTGTTATTAGTTGCATCTAATGCACCAAATAGATAGGTGGTATTAGATTCTACTGTCGATAATCTGGTATTCTGTGTTGTATTTACATTAGAAACATACGAGATTTGACCATCAATATGTGATTTTAACTGGGTATTTGCTGAAGCAATAGCACCATCAGTATAACTCTTTAATTGAGTATTAGCATTGGTTATATTAGTATTGGTTGCATTTAAAGCACCAAACAAGTAAATCGTATTAGATTCAACAGTAGAAATTCTATTGTTTTGTTCAGTGTCAATACCAGAAACATAAGATAATGTTGTTGATACCTGACCATCAACATAAGATTTTAATTGTGTGTTGGCTAAACCAATAGCACCATCTGTATAAGATTTTAACTGGGTGTTAGCTAATACAATGTTGGTGTTGGTCTGATTTAAAGCACCAAACAAGTAAACTGTATTTGCTTCTACTGTTGTTAATCTGGTATTCTGGGTAGCATCAACACCAGAAACATATGAGATTTGACCATCAACATATGATTTTAACTGAGTATTAGCACTAGTGATAGCACCATCGGTATAAGATTTTAACTGTGTATTAGCTAATCCAATATTAGTATTGGTCTGATTTAAAGCACCAAATAAGTAAACTGTATTGGCTTCAGTGGTGGTGATTCTGGTGTTCTGCGTTGTATCTACACCTTGGGTGTAGATTGTATTTGCTTTATTACTATTAATCTGTGTAACATAGGCATCAGTGAACGCAGTATTCTGCCAAGTGTTATCTGGAAATATTAAATGTGAATTTGCAAAAGACCAAGTATTGTTTATTGTACCATCGGTTCCAGTTACGATTTGAACTGTGTCGTATCTGTTGGAACCTAATTTAGTTTCGTTATTTAATGAGAGGAAATTTCCATCATAACTACCACCATAAATTGAATTCAATTGTATGGATTTTCCGACAAATCTAGGCCCAGCACCAGAACCACCAGATGGATTGATTCCGATAATACCAATATCACTCATTTCAATACTGGATGTACCACCAGGTGAATATAATATTGGCGTGTATACTGCTAGATTTGCAGTTAAGTTGTTTGCAGTAATATCACCAGAAACTACACCACCAGTTAGTGGTAACGCATTGTTGGCTGTGTTCCATGCTGATTGTATGCTATTGTTTTGTGTTGCATTAATAACAGAAACATATGATATTTGGCCATCAACATAAGATTTCAACTGTGTATTTGCAGAAGATACTGATGATGAAATTAAACCATCAGTATATGATTTCAACTGTGTATTAGCAGAACTAATAGCACCATCCGTATATGCCTTTAATTGAGTATTGGCTGATGTTACTATACCGTCTGTATATGATTTCAGTTGGGTGTTAGCTGAAGATACAGCAGAACTAATAGCACCATCTGTGTATGATTTTAACTGTGTATTAGCTAATCCAATATTAGTATTGGTCTGATTCAAAGCACCGAACAGATAAACTGTATTAGCTTCAACGGTACTAATTCTAGTGTTCTGAGTTGAATCCACACCTTGGATATAGATTGTATTTGCACTTGCGAAATTGGCAGTATTAGCTGTATCTCTGACAAATTGACTATCTGAAATGACCGCAGTGGTCATATAGGTGCCGTCAGCAAACTTCAGAACATTGGTATTCGCTTCAATAAACTTAGCATTGGCCGCAACAGTCAGGCCAATACTCATATTATCAATGGTACCTGTGTTGGCCGAATAGATAGTTACATGGTCACTACCTGTATTTGGACCGTACACATTAATACTGGAAGCGGAACCATAAACTTCAAGACTGGTCTGGTCAATACCACCATAGATATTGGCGGAAATAATGTCAGCAACAACCCAGTTGTTTGCTAAATCATAATGGAATGATGGGTTTGAACTGAATGTGCCATGAAGACCTACGAACTGTATATCGCCGATGTTGCCATTAGCTGATCCGCCTCCACCACCTCCACCCCCACCTTCACCAAATGCAGAGATTGTAATTGTTTTTGTTAGTGTGCAAGCAGTAAGTGCAACATTTGCACCAGAAACAAAATTAAGTGTATCTGAACCAGATGACGCTAATATCAGTGTCGTATCTACACAGATAGCATCAAAAGACTTCTGATTGGTTATATAAGATACTGTGCCGTCGGGTTTGGAATAGAATAACTTGGCGTCCGCAGCGTTTAGTGCAATTTCACCATTCGCTAATGAAGACGGAGTATTACCACTAATTAGTGATTTTTTTAATTTAATTGTGGTATTTGATGTCGTCATTTATTAGAAGGTTCCACCATCTTTTGTTTGTTCTTTGTTATTTATCTGCGACACCGGATCTTCTTCCTTTTGACCATTATCTTCAGCCAATTTCTTTCTTTTTGCTGGAGATAATTTCAAATATTCCACTTCACTTTTTAATCTTTCATTTTCCTCACGAAAAGAATCGAGAAGTTTGAGTTGTTGATTATTATTTTCCACTTCACTTCTTAGTTTTTCATTCTCTTCGCGACTTGATAATAGTTCTTTTTTGAAAGATTCGATGTGTTGGAGTTGATGTTTATTATTTTCAACTTCGTCTTTCGATCTTCTCAATATTGTTAATTCACTATTCAACTTTGAGATTTCATTCTCAAGAGATGATAATCTTGAGTTCTCATTTTTCAATCTGTTAAATTCGGATTCGGACCTTTTATTTTGTGTTGATGATTCATTAATCGTATTATTAAGTTCTGAAATAGTATTTTTCAGTTCTTCGATAGATAAATTCAAACCATTGATTGTTTCATCTTGTTCAGAAATAATTTCATTGGCCAACTTAATGTTGGCCTGAAAAGAAATATTTTTGATTAGTGTGTCATTTAAAGTACCAGTAAGTATCTGTGAATAATACTTCTGGTACTTTTCATTCATTTCATCCATATCAACTCCTATTAATCATATAAAATAGTATATAGTAGTGACTTTAGAAGTCACCACCATCCAGTGCATAGGAGTATCTCATTTCCTTAGAAGAAGAGTTATAGAATACCAATCCATCAAAGTCAGCATCTTGTGATTCAGTATAACGAACTGGATTGATAAACAGACCTGAAGTGGAAGAACCAAAATCATTACCGGTTGCATTCAGTACGATAGACGAGTTTGCTATAGTACTATAACCAGCATTTGTACCTATCGCAATTGAGTATTGACCTTGTGGTGAACTATCACCGTGACCAGCTTGATAACCCAAAGCAACTGCATATTGTCCTTGTTGGTAATTACCTGCACTATAACCAATTGCAACTGCGCCATCAGCCTGTTCAGTTTGTGCCGCAGATCGGCCGAGAGCAATCGCATTATTTCCCTGTGCTGAATTACCTGCGATAGCACCAATTGCAATTGAACCTGCGTGTTGTGCATCGTTCCCTGCACCATAACCAATTGCAACTGCATATTGTTCTTGGTAGTAATGTCCTGATTCTCTACCAATTGCAACACCATCTTCGGCCTGTGATTCATTACCAGCGTTTAGGCCGATAGCAATTGCATATGCTTTCTGTTGATTGTAACCAGATTGTTCACCGATTGCAATTGCATTTTGATATTGTCCATAAACACCAGCATAAGCACCAAGAGCGACCGCACGATAACCTTGTGTATCAGTACCAGCGTGGTCACCAATTGCAACTGCACCACTACCTTGATTGGATTGACCTGCACCGCCATTTCCACCAGAACCACCACCAATTGCAACAGCAGATTCGCCTTGTCCTGTGTTACCTGCACGATTACCTATTGCAATCGCATTGTCATGTTGATTGGTTGTACCTGCTCTGGCACCAATTGCAATGGCATCCCATTGTTGTCCTGTTTGGTGAGTTGGTTGGTAACCAATAGAGATTCTCTGTGAGTAAGTATCACCAGAATCAACTCCAAATCCTAAGAAAATGGATCTATTACTATTATCTTGTAATACAGCACCATTTTGTAATTCAACACCAGTACTGTGTTTGAATACCTGGTTGTTTGCATTGAATATTAAGGTGGCATTTGAGAAGAAGTTCAATTCTCCATCGGCATGACTGAACATACCAGTGTCATAACCACCGTCATATGAGAAGGTATAACCACCACCGACAGTGCTTATTCCATCTGTCTCTGGTGTTAAGTACTTTCCTGTAGCAGTTACAGTACCATCTTCATCAGAAAGATATAGAGTGTATGAACCATTGGCTAAGTGAGTTGGATTCAATGCTTCCAATGCACCATATGTCAATTCTTTAGATGTTGGATTATAGAAAACAACATCACCAGGAGAAGCATCATTTCTGACACCAGTTGCAAATAAACTTCCATCTTCATTAATCGATAGGTGGTTGTCACCATGGGTCAATTGTTGAATGTAGTTGTTGTATAGTGCATATGGTTTGGTTCTGTCTGTACGATCATCCAGGAAGTAGGTACCGTTTGTCAGATACACATTATAAAGTCCATCTAGACCATCATTAGCTGAACCACTCACCTTAACATAACGAAGGTCAAACTGACCAGGAACAGAATTATAGAATACAACTTCCCAAATTATGTCTGAAGAACCATTAATTTTTTGTGAACTAAATGTGTGATTACCTTCGTAACGAATTCTGAACGTATCACCTTGATATAGTGTGTAAACTCTCTGGTATGAGATGTCGCCCATAGCCATAACAATGGCTGGACCACCAGGTAAAGAGGGGTCGGCTGGGAAACTATGTGAATTATTTGCTGATCCAGCTTCAAAAGTTATATAACCATTTGAACCAACATAAATTGTATCGTATGTTGTACCATTGAAATTGATATTAAACGGCAATGATACTGTCGTAAATGCATCATCATAATCACTTCCCAAATCCTGCATAGACATATTTCTAACAGCAGGAGGTACATTAGGATCAGTAATCGTTTGTTGTGTGACCGCATTTGCACCATCTACATGGAATCTAGTTACGATACCATATTTCTGTTCACCTTTTGACAGCAACGATTCCTGAGAATAACCGTCTCTGATATCTAAACCGTGATTGAATACTAATTGATTGGAATCACTGTTGGGATCACTCGTCAGATAGAATGCATCACCGGCGGTGTTGGTTCCAAATGTTAAATAATCATAACCACTACTACCATCATTGTAAACATAACTGTATGTTGTGTTATTACCTGTGTGGAAGTTAATTGGTGCAGAAGGATATAAATCCAACGATGCATTTTCAGCAGAAAGTCCAGCTTCAAGATAGACTTTTCCATTAAAGTCTGCTCTTTGACTAAACGATGTGTTGGCAAACTGTGATAGTCCTGGTGATATAATATTGGTATGAGTATTACCAACCAAGAAACTTGCATCTGCGATATTGATTACATTTTCTGTAGGTTCTTTGTCATAGTTATAGAAGATGTAAAAATCTTTATCACCAGCGTGGCGCATAACACCTGCGTGTCTTTGTGTGTCTGTTCCTGCGTCATAATAATTACCAACAAAACCAATGTCAAGATCGTCAGAGACATAATTGTTTGCAGCAAGATAGATTAATGGATCTGCAACATTGAATGAGACAGTATTTTCAATATAATACGTTCCATGAACTGACAAGTTTCCACTAATCTCTACATTACTATCAATGAATTGTGAGAATAGTGCAGTATTTGAACGGAATACAGTATCATCAACATCCAATGTTACTGTTTGTGTGTCTGTTGCAATTGACGATGTGATACCGTCTCCACCAGCAATAGTCAATGTATCTGTTATTAATGATAATGTATTTGAACCATCATCAGATGAAATATTTAATGAGGTTGAAATCTGTGATGTTGATACATTTGTGACAAGACCGTTTGCGGCAACAGTGACAACAGGAATGTGTGTTTGGTCACCATATGTTCCTGCATCAACACCAGAATTTGTACCTAAATTGCCATATATGGTAGTAAATGATGCTGAACCTGTTGCATCTCTTTGTACCAATGTATTGTTGGTTGCACTATCAGTAGCAGAATCAAGTGTGGACGTATAATATTGACCACCAATATTAATGACGCCATCACTACCCGGAGTACCAAAGAATAATGTGTTCGATTTATATGAATATGCAAATTCGCCTTGTTTGAGTGAAGATGGTGCGGCTGTATTTGCCGAACGTCTAATTAAAATACTGGTATTACTGATTGCCATTTTTAAGCCCTGTAAATGATTTTGTTGTTATTATATTTATTAAAAAATACCATTTAAAATATTCCTGCATCTATCGTTTCTGTATCTGCAAAAATTGTATTCGAAACTGTTAGATTTTGATCGATGATAACATTGCCGTAAACATGTCCGCCAGTCTTATCATATTTGGTGTTCGCAGTGTCAAAAGCACTTTGTGCTATTAACACTGCCGCATTAGCAGTTTTTTGGATTTCTTCTATTTGTGCTTGTACGGATGATGAACCTATGAAAGTGGTAGTACCACTAACTCTTACTTGCGGTGGTTGATTAATACGAACATTAATGGCCATGTTTCTATCTCGTTACTGCTGGAGACATAAAGATTTGACCTTCCAGAACTCTGGTGACTGATCCTGTATCATTATCTGTTATGACAACATCATATATGAGTTTATATGTGGAGACATTTGCTGTTTTTTGAGCGGTTGCTGATAATTGTATTAAACCGTCATGGGGACTAGATACTGATGCATCAAAATCTAATGCTATTGTATTTGTATAATAAGACTTTTTTGCTTGAGCTTTTACTGAAAAATTTGTGAGATCGTATGGCGTTCCATAGGAATCATCCAAAGTTATTTCTGTACTATATGTCGTACCTTGCTCTATGAATAAATCCTGATAAGCAGCCATTATAGATCCTATATAAAAAACCTTCTCTGTTATTTATACGAGAAGGTTTTAGAATGTGACTCCGGAAAAAGAAATTGCCTTATTTCAGATATGTATATCCGGTGCTGTTGTAAGTCTGACTACCATTTTGGCCATATGGAAAACCGACCGTAAAATATGTTTGAGCGTAACCAGCTTGAAATCCGCCACCTCGCCAGTACGCACCAGACTGAGATCCATTTATGTCGTAGTAAGGTGTAAACCAACCATCACGCGCTCTGCCACTATAGTAGTAATTATTAGAATCTCGCCACCAATCAAACGTCCATGATGCATATGGTTGATATATAGCCGAATAAGTACCATTGCCACCACCCTGACCCCAAGCCGATCCCACAGCGGCGTTATATACATCATTACCAACGCCATGGGTGATATATCCCCAAATGGTCGGCGGCCTATTACTCGCAAACGGATCGGCGCCGCCATCTGACGCAATCATAGCCTTTCCCTGAAGAGACGCCATGGTACAGATTGTCCCAGCGGATCTGTTGCCCCAGCCTGCCAGTTGTCTTACATAATTTTGACTTGAATTTCCATAATTAAATTCAAAATCAACATTTGAACCGCCCTGGGCATATCCACCATAATAATTGTATACATCTGAGTATGATATTGTTCCGGTGGGCAACGGCATTATAATGTCCCTGTTATGTGTTTGCGGTTAAAATTACTTGTTGATTTTTTAACATTTCCCTTCTCATTGCGTCACTTTCCGATTTCATTCTATCGAACTCTTCTTGAACACCCGGAGCTCTAATATCTCTTCTGTTGGCAGAATATATGTAAAGTGAAGAAATTGTATCATATAATTCCTGAAAGGAACATGTTTTTCCTGTATCATTTCCGGAAGAATCTAAAATGGGAAATACTGTATTTGCAGTATCTGGAGTAAAATATTCTTGGCATTGCAATCTGATATCCTGAGATGTAATTGGTGTGATCATGACATTTCCATTAGCACCATCAACGACGTTTTCCTCATGAAAATATATAGACTTTTGTCCTTTATATACATTAATAATGCTAATATGATTGGGACGAATCCAGGTTGATCCAACAATAGTTGATTCTTGATATTTTGCCATAGTTATAATCTCTAAAATTATGTGTTTGTTAATTACTATTTATTGCCATTTCGGACCATCGAACCAGCATGCTAAACTATATCGTGTTCCTTTAGTTACTGATGTTGCCTGATGTCTCAAAAAAGAAGGAAAAAATATAGTGGATCCTTGATTTCTAATGTCCGTTATATTTGGTTTTTCTGTTGCTTCAATTAATTCCAAATAACCACCCTCATATTTTTTTGGATCTGTTAATTGGATGACTGCACTCAATTTTCTGTGGTATTTTGGATCATTGTTAATCCAAAATACATCATGATGTTCTTTATATTCTCCTTGATATGATTCATCATATTCAGCCAATTGAATATATGACATTTTGGTTATATTAAAACCAAACCATTCATCATTTGCTTGTATTGCCATTTTCCAAATTTCATCAAATAGAAATTTGAAATTTTTATCAGTATTCATAATAAATCTTACCTTACTTCTTCTATATTCATCATTAGAAAAATCATTACCCACTCCCATTTTTGCATCCTTGCTGGGCAATTTTAATCCTTCAGTCAAAATATAGTCACATACTTCAGCATCAAAGTATGAATTATAATAACACCACTCACCTTTCATAATTCACCAATTAATTTAATTTGGATTTCAGTTCATCTATCTGTATTTGTTGTTCTTTGATTGCTTCAATCAATAATGGAACAATCTTTTCATACTGTACAGTTATATAGTTTTCTCCAGACTTGCTATTTCCATTCTCGTCCGTATCAAAAGGAGCTGGTCTAATGATTTCCGGTAAAACGGATTGAACTTCTTGAGCAATTACACCAACTTGTTGTTCATCATTATTGAAACCAAATTCTTTTGCTTTTTCGTTTTGTGTAAAATAAACACCATTCAAAGCTTTTATTTTAGAAATGGCATTTGGTATAGGTCCAATAATATTTTTCAATCTCTTATCAGACCAAAAAGCTGTAATGTCGCCATACGAATATATTGAGCCAGCAACTACGCTATACGTTACATTTATGCTGGAACAACTAATAGAACTACCAGGAGAGAACGATCCTGTAGGTCCTGTAGGTCCGTATGGTCCTGTTGGTCCTATTGGTCCTGTTAGTCCTGTTGGTCCCGGTGGTCCGTAAACAGTAGCGCCTTGATCACCTTTCAGCCCTTGTAACCCTTGTAACCCTTGTATCCCTTGTATCCCTTGATTACCTTGATTACCTTGTGCTCCTGGTGGTCCATTGGTGCCATTGGTTCCTGGTGGTCCATTGGTGCCATTGGTTCCTGTAGCACCGGGTGGACCAGCAACAGTTGAACCGGGTCCTGTTGGTCCTGTAGGACCTGTTGGTCCTGTTGGTCCTGTAGGACCTGTTGGTCCAGATACGCCTGATGCCCATGCACCATCACCTCTAAGAAAAGTAGAACTGCTAGCGGTTCCTGTTGCCGTAATTTGACTTATGGGTAGAGCTATTGCGGATACTGTATAATCACTTATTCCACCATACGAATTGATTCCCAACGTAGTGATTGTCTTACCTGCTCCTAATGTTCCAGTTATTGTTGTGGATACATTTCCCGTTGTTACAAATTTGGAACCATCATAAATTACTCTTTGACCATATGTGAACGATGTGTTATTAGTACCACCTGATGCAATAGGAAGAGTTCCTGTTGCAAGTGCAGAAGTACTAGTTGCATATACAGCACCACCAGAAGTGAGTGTTGATAAACCTGTGCCGCCTCCAGAAACAGGAAGAGTACCAGTGGATAAAGTGGACGTACTGGTTGCATATACAGCACCACCGGAAGTAAATGCCGTTAATCCAGTACCACCATAACCTGTTCCTATTGTATTTCCATTCCAAGAACCACTAAATCCTACTGCTGATAGAATTCCTGTACTCGGATTATATTGTAATTTTGTACTAGATGTATTTGCAACCGTATATGCACCAGTATTCGAAGGTCCCAACATAACATATCGAACTGCATTCGTTGACGTATCATCAGTAATTGTGGCACCAGCAGTAATAGAACCAGAATTGCCTAATGCAATTGCAGTACCATTAATAGTAATGGAAGTATTAACTAATGCAGAGTTTGGTATTGATGTTAATCCTGCGCCAGAACCTGTGTGTGAACCGGATATTGTGGTTGCACTTAATGTTCCTGTGCTTGGATTGAATGTCAATTTGGAACTAGATGTATTTGCAGCTGTATAAAAACCCGATGAAGTCTGACCGAGCATGACGTATCTGGTTGTATTGGTTGTGGTGTCATCGGTAATGGGTGCATACGCAGCGGGATAACTAATAGCAACATTTGATACTGATGTTACTCTTCCATAACTATCGACTGTGATTTGCGTTGTATTTCCTGAACTACCATATGTACCACTCGATCCCGGATTGGCAAGAGAAGATATTCTAGTGCCATCATAGTATGTTAGTGTGCCACTGGTAAAGTTACTGGTAGTCGATCCGGTACCGCCATAATTGACTCCGACAGCATTACCGTTCCATGTTACGCCGGTAGGAATAGTTCCCGTTGTAATATTGGTTCCACTAATACCCGTAATTAATGAACCATCAGCAACGAGAGATGCTTTGGTTAATGAAGCGTAGTTAACTACATTCGTTAAGGGTTCAGTTACAAGATCCTTGAACAAATAGAATGTGCCTGCGTTTGTACCGCCAGTGCCCTCTCTGATTAAACCAGAATACTTTGTTCCTGCACTAGTATACTGTCCATAGAATCCAATGTCCACAATATCACTGGAGTTATTGTTTGCCAGTTTGATGAGTGAATCTGTTGTTGTGATCGAAGATACGTTTAGTGATGTAGTCGTACCCGAGATAATCAGATTACCCGTGACACTGAAGTCGCCTGTTATTGCACCAGAACCTGTGAAAGAAGGATTAACAAATCTACCATCAGTATATGCTTTTAACTGATTATTAGCTGATGTTACAGCAGAACTAATAGCACCATCAGTATATGCTTTTAACTGATTATTAGCTGATGTTACAGAAGAACTAATAGCACCATCTGTATACGATTTTAACTGGTTATTAGCAGAAGCAATAGCACCATCAGTATATGCTTTTAACTGATTATTAGCTGATGTTACAGAAGAACTAATAGCACCATCTGTATATGCTTTTAGTTGTGTATTGGCTGAAGTAATAGTATTCTGCAAGAATGTATTTGCGACAGATAATGCCTGTGAAGATGCAACATTAGCATTACTGTTTAATGTACCACTGTTACTGATATACTGATCTGTTAAAATTCTGTAATATGATTCTGTAACAGTATTAGCAGTAAGATCCCAATACTTTTGTGCCTCATTCCAACGAATGTAAGAGTTGCTTGAACCGTTAAGACTTCTGTATACTCCAAAATAACCAAACGTTGGATTTGGTGTGGAAGAACTCAATATGAATTGATTCGTGTTATATACAGTAGATCCACTAATTGTGAAGTTGCCCGTTACAGTAAGACCACCACCACCAACAGAGAGATTGTATGCTGTTATTGATGCACCATTGGTACCATAATCACCAATAATATTACCACCAACGGGTAGTATTACTCGCGGAGTATATAAGTATCCACCTACACCAAAATCATTAACTGCGTTGGAACTTGCTGTTAGTGTAGTTGATCCAGTTATTAACTGATTTCCTGTAATTGCAGTATTACCAGTAACATATAAATTCTTACCTACACCCAAATCATTTGTTGTGTTCGCTTTAGATGTTAGAGTAGTATTACCATTCACGGACAATGAACCATTAACAGTTTTATTTCCTGTGGTTGTAGTATTACCGGTAATGTATAAATTCTTACCTACACCCAAATCATTAGCAGTGTTGGAACTTGCTGTTAATGTAGTTGATCCAGTTATTAACTGATTTCCTGTAACTGTTTGGTTTCCTGTAATCGTTTGATTGCCAGACACATATTGATTGCCAGAAATACCCAAATCATTAACTGCGTTGGAACTTGCTGTTAATGTAGTTGAACCGGTTACTACTTGATTTCCTGACACATATAGATTGCGACTTACACCGAAATCATTAACTGCGTTGGAACTTGATGTTAATGTAGTTGATCCAGTTATTAACTGATTTCCTGTAACTGTTTGGTTTCCTGACACATACTGATTGCCTGCAACACCCAAATCTGCACCGGTGTTTGCCTTACCCATCAGGGTTGATGTTCCAGTCACAATCAGACTTGCAACATTGGCAACTGATGTTACGGAAAGATTGGCGGTATTGATAGATACATTTGCTTGAAGATTCTTCACATATGCGTTATTCAAACAGTTTATTGTATTAGTGGACAATATTTCAGTATTGACAGTTACATTTGCTTGTAACGATCCTGTTATAATGTCAATAATGGATAAAATACTTCTTGTGGTAACTTTATTGTTCGCAATCAAATAATTTGTATTTGTATTGTTGACAATCGTTAAAGTATCACCGACTTGTCCATTATTATTAACTGTTAAAGAATTTGTCGTCGTATTGTAATATACAAGAGCGTTTAATGTGGAGGTATTTGCGCCGACAGATAAATCACTTGTAACATTTGCATAACTACCAACATTTAATGAACTACCTATTGTTGTTGCTTTTCCGACTGTGAGATTACCGGAAATAATAGTATTATTTGATACAACAAGACCATTTCCTGAACCCATTGCGAGTATTGGTCCACCCACATTTGCTTGTCCCGCAGTTGTTATACTTAATGTTGGATTTGTGAAATATGCCTGACCATCAACTTGTAGATTTCTTTGAATATATGCAGAAGATCCTACTCCTTGTACCTGTAATTGTCCTTGAACAACCGCGTTGTTTGCGACTATCAGACCTGTTTTTGAGGTATCATTTAGGAAAAGTGTACCTGATGATTTTATGTAATTATTCGCGGCGAGATCATTGTTTTCACCTATGAGATGATTTGTTGCGATTAACCAATCTACGAAGGTATTATCATAAGTTAGTTCTGAAACTGTATTTGCCATTTTTATCTTTTCCTAAAGACTTGATATTATCTCTATTTATTCAACATGGAGACAATGGAACTTAACAAAATTTTTATTTCACTGACATCGGACTTTAATTCGACCAATTCGTCTTCTATTTGTTTTTTTCTTCGATAATCCAGTAAGGCGGCATAATTTGTATTTAATATCGCCTTACTGTCCATATCTTTCACTAAATCAGGATGTTCTTCGACTTTATATAATTTCATAATTAGGCTGTTGCAATTGCTCTTAGATTTTTGACTTGTGGAACAACAGTTGAATTGTCCGAGTAGAAACATATTTTAATCGAGAACACTTTGAAATTATTGTATGACACAGTTGATGTTTTAATATCATTGTAAACAATATTCAATGCTTGATATGTATCTGTTATCCAATCATTCGGACCAGTACTTGGTAAACCACCACCTGGAGTAAATATTGGATTCATCAGATGATATGGTTGATCATCAAAATTATTTCCATCATTGGCATTCAACACTTTGCAATATACTTCTATACTTGTTCCTGGTTGACGATTTACATCCAAATAAACTGTCAATCCTGTCGAATCAAAGTTATTTGCTAATGTTACTCTCTTTGTAATATACTTCGACAATGCTCCACCATTTCTAAAACCTGATTGCGATTCACTATAGATTTTATCTGCGGTATGTGCATTTACTACGTTATTAACAAGAACTGGATACAATCTTTCCAAGTCAATGACGGGAGATGTCCATCTGTCTGTGTTAGTCAATGTTGTACGAACAACAATGTCACCACTATCTAATTGTTTCTGTCTAGACGGCAATATGTGATTCTGTTTGGTAGTTATAGGAATAAAGTCGGACATCAAAGTGGTTGCATAATCCTTAGTCTGAATAGAATACTCAATAGAATCCAATGCATTAAATGTCAGATCGCTGTTATTAAGATTAATCAAATCGTATGTCTTTAATATATTTGAGGTATTTGATGTGAACTGTACTGACGCATAACCACCCGCAAAGTCACAAACATATGCACGGAAACATAACGTTTCTCCTCCAGCAGGAATCCAAGTCTGGGAATTCTGGGACTTGAATAATGCGCCAGCATAAGATACTGAAGTTATCGTCTTCCGTGTTCCATATTGGACTTCACCCATTTTGGATGCATAAACTGCATATTGATCCGAATTGGTTGATATCATAATGCTGTATTGACCTGCAGGCAAATAAATTGGATGATCAAATTGGAAGTTAGTTGGTAAATAAATCGAATCGTAAACGTTATTTGGATTAGGTGTATTGATACTATCCGGATTCTTGGTCACAATAGAACCAGGAATATCGTTTACTGCATCAGGATAACCATTAACAACTGGACGTATACGAACTGTGACTGGTACCAAAGGATCTTTCTTTGCAAAGAATATATCAACAGAAGATATAAATGCACCATTCGGGAATTGACCTTCTGTGATGAAGAAATTCTGTGATAGAGGATCTTGTAATGCACCAAGATATGCAGCTTGACCAACTTTACCCTCAACATATGCTTGATTTGCAGCAGATCTATAATAAGTTTCAACTGTGTTTATCGCAGCAGATTCACTGAGTTTGCCCAACAAATATTGACCATACACAGTCTCCATTCCTACCATTATTCCGGCAAATTGAGTTAGTGTTGGTGGATTTTGAATACTCTTTGCGAGATTATATGCAGTACCCGTGAATACGCTGTTTCCACATATACTGGATAACGCTTGATATGCTCCGCCTGCAGCATTCATCATCTTTCTAACCATAGCAATACCATCGGATTTTGATAGTGTTTGTGCTCTAGTTGTTACTGCATCATTCGACCATATTCCTAGATTTTGCATGGGTTCTGCCATAGAAGACACTACCCAGTTTCGACTTACACCACCAATTGTTACTGTAGTTGTAAAAGTTTGACTGTATGATCCAATCTGTGCAGATTTCACTTGGAAGAACAATCGACCCGAAGAGTCTGCCGTAACAGTTTGTGAAGTAGAGAATACTCCAGGCGAAGCTCCACCACCACCTGGTGGCCAGAAGTTAAAATCACTATTCGCTAATATTGTACCACCACCAGAAGCGGTAACACTTATTGGTTGATTTGGTATAGCTCCAGTTACAGTAATTACACCACTTGTGACTCCATTGAGTATCAGGCCCACATTGTCGGGTCCTTGAGGTATATCAAATTGAATATTTTGTGGTGCTTGAGTCTTAGTCAATACTGTAAAGGTTCCTGAAGCAGATCCAGCTGATGAATAACCTGTAACAGTAGTATCTGTGGATTGTCCGCTAGAGGGACTTGAATGATTTCTTAATTGTATCAAGAAAGAACCACCACCATCTGCTGTTACGGATCCATTTGTCATCCAAGGAGCACTATCCGATATGGATGATGTTGCTGCTCTGAATGAACCACCGGAGACTGATAATGTAACCGTTGCGCCGCTACCCCAATTCGAACCTGTTGCCTGGTTTGACGAATAATCCGTATTAAATTCCACACTCGACTGCGATATGAACGAGGAAAAAGAAGGTGGCGAAGGTGTAGGTACTGGTGTAGGTACTGGTGTAGGTACTGGTGTAGGTACTGGTGTAGGTACTGGTGTAGGTACTGGACTCGGCGTTGGCGTCGGAGTTGGTACTGGTGTAGGTACTGGTGTAGGTACTGGTGTAGGTACTGGACTCGGCGGTGCAACATATGCCAGAGTTGTAATTACATATGTTCCCGTAACCGAACCCACTGATACCTGCACACTGACCGGAGTTGAATAACTTGTACTTGCAGTTCCCCTCGCAGCAACAATCAATGTTCCTGTACCACTTGTTGTAACAGACACAGCTCCACCCGTTACCCAAGGATCACTATCCGATATAGATGATGTTCCTGCTTTAAATGCACCACCAGAAACAGATACAAGAACTGGAGCATTTGGTGATAAACCCGTTACTGTAACTGAACTTGATGTTTGGGTTGAACCCAGTGCAACACCATTCACAGGAGTAAATGAGAATTGATCAGGAGTAGTATCTGCTATCTTAGTGGTGATTACATAATGTACAGGAATGTTTCCAAGTGAGATGATGACATCTGTTGGAGTATCATATCTAGTACTTGAGAAACCTTTAGCTGCAAGAACTATGCTACCAGTATTACTTGTAGTTACAGTTTTTGATGATGCAAATATAGTACTTAATTGTGTGGTTCCTGCGTCCACTAAACCGTTTGATGCGGTTAGAGTTATACTTGTATTCGAAGGTAAACCGTATACAGGAGTTGTTGCAGAGGTGTGTGATGTGTTGACATCCACTCTATCCGCAGAAGTAATAATAAAAGGTATAGGATTAACTGCTAATTGTACTCCAGCTGTGTTTGCACCCGCCTCTGTGTTTATAGATACTTGTGAAGCTGGTTTTGGTGTAGATATCGGCGGCCGAGTTGAAACCACAGTTGATTGTAGTGATTCCAGTGTTCCTTGGGCGTAGAATACTGCTTTGGCATATGAATTTCCGTAAATCGGACTGAGTATGCTATCTGAGAATTCTATGATAATTTGTCCTGTTGGAAACTTGGCAAGATCACTGGAAGGTAGAGTGATCGTGCCTGATGCATGACCATTTCTATCAGTTCTCAACATACCACCACTAACTCCATTTGCTTGTGTGTTTGCACGAAGTACTGCTGGAGTTGTATTACTGGATGCAATATAAATTGAAGGTGTCGCAATATAATTGTACCCCGGATTGGTTACATTGACTGCTGTAACCACACCATTAACAACGTCTGCGGTTGCAATTGCTGATGCTGAACTTGTTCCTGCAATCTGAACAATGGATTGACCAATACCGTTCGGATATCCAGAACCACCATTAATAACATCAATCGCATACAATCCATCAACAGAACTGGAGTCTGCACTAACAGTGAAGTCCATTGTGGTTCTATTGATGTATGTGTGCAAGACAGTGTATGGAGGCATGCCATATACATCAAACTTAATGGGAATTGATCTTGCGTAAGGAATAATGGCAGTGTTGAGTATCTGCGTTGAAGAAGATACTGTGATATTTCCACTAGTTAATGCGCCAGTTAATCCTTTTGATGTTAATGCGTCCTTAATTGCAACCGTGTCTCTTGTAATTTGTGTCAACTGACTTGATGTTACAACATTTTGTCCGGACCAGTTAAACTGCCAATCATTCCATTGTGTGCCGAAACCGTTTCCACTTGTTGCTGAAATCCATGCGGCTTGATCTTCGTTGACAACATTAATTATTGGTTGATTATCTACATCGTACCAGGTATCACTAGAAGGAGATAATGTTACTGTTCCACTCCAATAACTGACGTTGAATGGATTTACGTTGACAATTTCTGTCGCAACATTCTGATTAACAATTATATGTTCGTCGTATGAGAATGTAATTATATTATTCTTCACGGACAAATAATTATTTGTCTTACCAGTAGCCGCTCCCGTGTTTGGAGAAGTAACATAAGTTCCTTGTGTTAAACTATTGTTCAACTTTTCGGTAACAGAAGTAAATGCCGGTCTGGCTAATTGTGCAGTGGAATCTATTGATACTGCATAATCAGGATTACCAACATCACCCACACTATGACCTTTGAAACTATCAACCAAGAAACCATTCTTAAATAATAATTGTGTTCCCGTAGAATCTGTAACGTCACTACCCCTTACTTCTTTTTCTAAAAGAGATAATGCAGTATAATATTCAATGTTTGTGATTCTCTTATCCAATACTCCAATATCTCTCATGGTATATCTTCTGAGATTGGTTGGAGTTATTGTTATGTCATTCTTTGAATATGTGTATGCAGGAAGATTCAACGTGAATAATGTTAGAGCGTCTGCATCATCAACAGGCTCTATTGGATTGGAATATGAAGGTTTACCCATTTTGGTTTTAAATTGACCATTAGCCTTCAAAACAATCTTGTCAATTCTACTCAAATAATATGAGTAGTTGGCGAAAGGGGTATCTAAAGGAGCGGGTAACTGGAATGAATCAAAAGTAGTTACATTAAGTCCATCAGATCTTCTTGGTCTAAAATCCAAAACATCTCTGAGACTATATGTTACACCTGTTGACTTGGATGTAAACGATGGAATGTTTGCATAACTAATTCCAGCATATGAGTTTACTGTTATTGGTCCTTTACCACCAGAATGTGTAAAGTAATCAACAATGACTACCACTTGACCTTTTGGACTACCCGATATATTTGTTACTGTTGCATGATCATAATAAGCATCTTTTTGTCCGTTATCGACAACATAGTTCGACAACATATTCGGAAGTTTTTTCCAGTATGCAGGAGATATATCCGGTTGTAAATTTTGATTTGAGAATGATAATGAAGTATATACGGAATCACCATATGCAATTCTTTCATCATAATTATAACTTGTCGCTGAATTCCATGTACCAGAGTATGTGAAAGTTCCTATTTCAAACACGCCTTTAAACTTGTATACGTCTGATACGCCAATGTCGATAGCGGTTGCCATCGGATTTGCAGAAATTGATTGTGCATGATTCGACACAAGAGTTTTATTCTTGATGGAGTCTCCAGTAATACTAATGGTAGCAAAAATGTCAGCAGTACCATTGTAACTTCCGCCCACATTAAATTGTGCTTGACCTGTTGTAATATTTGAATTTGTAACGGTTACAGCCACATTTGCAGTATCATCTAATGGAATAAGTTGACCCGCAGTGTAATTTCCATCGGTTGATTTTGCAACTAAAATATAGTATTGTCTGGCATTTGCACCAGAAATAACACCAGAACCACCCATGAAATCTTCATTCGCAGTGGTTGTATTGATTGTTGTGATACCATTATTGAATGTGACACTACCAAATCTTCTGGTTGTTATATAATTAATGTTTGATACTGAACTGATATTCTTCTGTGGAAATGGGAATATCAAAGAACTGTAATTGTTATCAACAATACCAGGTTCATCAACTTGTGCTGAAAATCCTGATGATGTAATTAAAGAAACATCAGAAAAGGTGTTGCTTCTGGATGGAATATTAACATCAAACAGATATGCATTATACTTTGCAGATTTCAGCGATCCCGAATTGTATGAGAAATTTCTTACCTTTGCTGTACCAATTACACTCGATGATGCATCATACAGACTTACTGTAGTTCCAGATTGAAAATTAACAATTCCTGAAGATACGTTAGCAAGTTTGACATAATTACCATAATAGGATTCGATGCTGATATTGGTTTGAGATTCAGTATCTCTCGCCTTTGCAATATAGTATTTTGTGGGTGCAATATGTTCTACTGCTGAACCATTCAAATAAACTTTGCCCGCACTGATCGAGGAAGTTGCATTCGCTGCAGCAGGATCACCTTCAGTGATAACCAAAGAGAATGGATTAACAACGAAGTTGCCTGCTTGATCGAATACAGATCTAGCGATAGATTTGGATATTTCAGTGAATAATGGTTTATTATTGATATCTTCCGTGACACCTTTATTAATGCGTATCAGTTCAATAAACTTAACTGTTGTCAGATTGGCAACGACCTGATCACTCAAGTAGGGTTTTGAAGTTAATGTCAATGAAACTTTATATCTATCAGCACCTGGTGCCTGATAGTTTGATGCTCCGATTGCAGGATCAAGTAGTGACGAATCTGCAAAAGAATCGACGTAAGTTTCATCCACTTCAAAACCAACAACTACTGATGGGGATGCGTTAAGTGGATTGGGAACAATAAAAGATGATGCATTATATACGAAAAGACCATTTGTGAACCAAACACCCTCATCGATACCAACCTCTAACGCTTTAACCGAGCATTTGTTGGTTATAACAGCGGATATACTGGACAAATCACTTGTTAATGCTGTATCGAGAGTAACTTGATTGATGCCGTCAATAGAGGTTACAGTTGCATACAGATTAATTGATGCAATTGCAATAGTATCACCCACAGAAATATTTGCTGTATTAATATACAGAATATTACTCAGATACGTACCGGATGACGTTCTAGTTATTTGTTGTTCTGTTACAACAGTCGCACTATAAGAATATGAAACTGAACCATTTAGTGATGCAATTGCCTGATTCTTGGAGTTATAGAAATAAATTGTTTCTCCTGTCGAAAACAGAGTATTATTTTGTACGTTTACAGCTTTCGTTATGATGTAGAAATTTGTTATATCAACATCCACAACTTGAGCAATAAGTTTGGAATTTTGTCCTACGGCAAACAGACCGGTGAATGACTGAATATTTTCATTACTGAGTAACTTACAAGTTGTAATATTTGAATCTACAAATATATTACCGCCAGACACTTTAGAACCATCAGCATAAATGCCTGCACCAAATTTTGAAATTTGATCCTGTAGGATTGTTTGTGCTTGAGTTAGTTCTCTAGCCTGAACCGCATATCCAGGTTTAAATAGAATTCTGTGATAGTTTTTGGTGGGATCGAAATCATCATACCACGGTTCTTTATTAAACTTAATCGTCATTTTTTTACCTTAATTAGTATCCTAGTACAAATTTAAACTGTTCCACCCCATCCACACTCCTATCGATACCACTCATATTCTGAACATATGTCACATAACCTGTATATGGAACAATATTCGGTTTTGATTGTGATAGTAGTGTTCTCGTAGTTCCTGATCTATTACTGTAAAGAGAGGCACTCGTTAATGGATTTCCGTAAGTATTTATGACGTATACCACGTTGGTATCCGGATGAAAATGTACCACTGTTCCAACAAATGTGGGAGCGGTAATATCGCCCTGATAAACAAGTTCATTTGCCTCATATTCTCCATATCCAGGAGAAACTTGTAAATCGGTAGTTAATTGATATATTTGTCCATTAGCAGGATTTGGTGCGGATGAATACTCGCTGGGATTCACTAACAAACCAACCTGATAATATGTGATATTACTATTCATCATTCCAGGAATAACACCGTTTTCAGTACCATCAAAACTACATACGAGCATATCATGTATAGCGCCCAATTCTGAAGTTGGATCTGATCCATGGCCACCAATCGGAGATACTGGTGCAATGACTGTTGCACCCGATCCTATCATTGAATTTGCTGTAGTGATAGTTACATTCGCATATGTATAATTCTTTCCTGGATTTGTCACAACAATATCTTTGATAACACCATTTGCAGTATCAAACACAGCTGTTCCTGTCGCACCGGTACCGTCACCCGTGATCGTAACAAATACCTGTGAGTTTGCAGGTTTATAACCAGATCCACCATTCGTTACATTAATAACATCAATATTACCAGAACCAACAATTTGTTCTGGTAATTCTGCACCAATCGCAAAAACGCCAGATGGTAAAGGTATCCATGTACTGTCCATAAACTTGTTTTTTAAACCAAGATCGACAGTATACATATATTTCCATTTATAACCATCTGTACTCTGATAAACATTATTTGTTCCATAAGTACCTGGTTGAAAAATGGGTTCATTTAGTGATGGTGCACCATTATTATTCCATAGACACTTAAAAACTTGATCATAACTGTTCTTAACATAAAACTTATACAGGGGATTATCGTTTGCATCAATATCCAACATGTTGACATCATCTCTATAATAATCATAGACAGTGTTGGATATCCAATCAAATCTTTTAATTACTGGAGTAACACTATCGGCACCCATTTTTTTTATCACAAACATATTTTTAAATGTGTTCTTGATTGATTGTTGATCCTGTAACGGAACTGGAGGATTGGCATCATCTTCCCACGGATCAACTCTACTCAAGAAACAATATGTCGAAGATAAATTTATGTTGGGATTTAAAGGATAGGTTAACACCGGATAATAATACATTAATTCCGATTGAATAACCTTAAAATATTCCGTTAATAGATTCTTTTTTGCCATAGTTTTATTTATTATGAATAATTGACAGATACAAAGGTATTTGCTAAATCACCATCGATACTGAAATATCTTAGGTATGCGGAATGTAATGATGTCAAAGTGAAAGATGCCGCACCAATAGTTGAATTGTTTGCATAACAACCGTGAGTGATTGTGTGATTTGACCCGCCGCCAGTATCAACATTTGTTAACCAAACTTCAACAACTTTACCCACAGTATACCCATTTAAATTTATTGTCGTGGTTCCATTACAATTAAATTTGTATAATGAATTATTTGCAATATCAATATTTAATGTGTTAATTATACCAGAAATAACATTTGGGTTATAGATGAATCCCTTTTGTGGATTAACAACACCATTAAATATTGCTGATGTTCCATTGAAGGATGCAATCTGTGTCTGAGTATTAGTTCCTGCGGATGTGGTAAAGAATTGTATCTGTGTTGATCTTGCGGCATCAGTAAAGTTTTCTGTTGCAACAATATCAATTCTACCACTACCCAATGTTGAGAATTTGGTAGAACCATACCCATTACCTGACATTCTCATCAGGATATCACCATTTAAGACTGCTTGTGGTGCAGTAGGAGTTCCTCTTGCAGTTCTACCTGCAACAACAGCATAGGTATTTGCACCATACGAGTCAAATACGATTCTGGATGATACGTTCTGTTTACCGGAAATGTGTAACATATAACCATCATTTGATGGTAATTGGACATCACCTATAGGACATGCTGCAATAGTTAGTGCTGCTTCTGTTGGAGAAAATACTGTATTTGCAAATATTACTAAACCATTAACATTTAGTTTGTCATCAATATTCAATGTACCTGCAAAAGTATTGCCATTCGTATTTGCAAAGAACTTTCCATCAGCATATGCTTTTAATTGAGTATTGGCTGATGTTACAATACCATCTGTATAAGATTTCAGTTGGGTATTGGCTGAACTTACTGATGAAGAAACTAATCCATCGGTATAAGATTTCAACTGATTATTAGCTGATGTTACAGAAGAACTAATAGCACCATCTGTATACGTTTTTAACTGGTTATTAGCAGAAGCAATTGATCCATCAGTATATGCCTTTAACTGAGTATTGGCTGATGTTACTATACCATCAGTATATGCTTTCAACTGAGTATTAGCTAATCCAATATTGGTATTGGTTTGGTTTAATGCACCAAACAAATAGATGGTATTGGCGCTTGATGAATTTGCAATATTTCTGGTTGCAATGGAGTAATTATTTGATGCTGCTGCCGTACTTTGTGTTGTTCCATCATCAAATGTGAAATATCTACCAGTATTTAATGTCAATCCAGTTTTTGTCACATAACCAACTATATTAGCACTGGTTGCACCTCCAGAAATCAGAACAGTTTTAGTATCGGAAGATGTTGTTCCTATTACCAAATTTCCATGACTTGTACTTGAAGAATCTCCACTAACATATAAGTATCCGTCGTTTGGATACATTGATGAATAGTTTGGATCTGAGAATGTTGAACCATTAATTCCCAAATCAATATAGTTTGTTGTATCTGTACCATCATCAGATGTTACAATGTAATCACCAGAACCACTTGATGTGAAATTCTGTAGATTGACTTGCAAATATGATACATTATTACCACTAAACTGTCCTATTGCAGATGCAGCAATAACATGATTATTGCCAACATTTAGTGGATTATGGGAATACAAACCTTGTGCTAAAGTTGTACCCGTAAACTTTCCAGTAGTACCAGAAGGAATATCAACAGCAACAAATAGTGTGTTGGCTGTGTTGGCATTTAACTGACGAATTTCCGATAGTTCTGATATTTTGATTGTACTCATTTTTTAATCTACTATTATTATTTTGCCATCTTCGGTTGAAATACTTAATTTGTTTTCTGTTGTTAATTCAGGAATATAATCTATACCTATTTTGCCATATAACATCACTTGTGTTTGGGCAATCATCTTTCTATTGACAGACATTTTTGTGTTTGCCGAGGTCTTTGGCAAATTCACGTTCAGATATATTTTGCCGTTTTCATAATCAACTGTTGTGACAGTATATATTGGCGTTTCTGTTTTGAATAATATACCATCTTCAGTTAATAATTGAAATGATCCATTTTCAATCCATAAATTACCACTAGGATATGGATATGATTCCATTTTTATAAAATCACCAGCATAAACAATATCTTTCAATGGATATTGAGTATTACTATATTCACCATTATTAATTATGTCATACGAATTCGTGATCTTATTAATATTTATTACGTTCGAACCAGCTGTAGTTGCAACATATGCTACATTTGGATATGTTAACCATGTATTTGTCGCTAACGTTATTTGATTATTGACTGTATCTAAACCAATAATTTCAGATATAACATTAGGTCCGTTCGTTGGTGTTATTTCAATAATCGTATTCTGAATATTGGGTTGATCGACAAAAATAAATTGTGATAAGTCCGTACCCTCAGGTAAATTATTGAAACTGACAATGTTGTTTGATATATTGTCAAAATCCGTCACCATAGATATTGATGACTGATTATATCCAGTATAATTATGGAGTGACTTTCCTTGTAATGTGGATTGAGTCATGTCCATTTTAAAATGATCATTACTCTTCATCACATACTCACCGATAACTTTCATACCGGAAGGATGTAATAAATTCATCAGTACAGATCTATATTTTGCAATTTCTTTTTCTACTTTCAGTCTGTATGTGAAATTGTTGTATATGTCACTTTGAAGTACACTATAAGAACTTGGTTGACCTGAACTATTTAAATATTCCTGTCTAGATATAGTAAGTCCATTTAGGAACTTTGCTTTTGCCTTTGCTTTACCATTACCATATGTCTTTACTCCGGTTGAATCGTATTCTGGACTTCCTGGATATAAGTTATTTTCGGCATATCCAGTGTTTGCCATACGCAACACAATATTTTTATTACTGATGCATAATGGTAAATTTGGATCTGGTTTAGTGTTATAATCAAAAACCCGTAGATAATAAACCGATTTTGACTGATCGAAATCAGGAATAGCTAAAGTTATAGAACTGACGTTTGCTTTATAAGATGAAGATTCTAAACTATTACCTTGAAATACAATGTCACCTTCAATAGGTAAAGTGCCGGTGGATGTGTCTGAACCGCCATGAAATATTCCGCTTCCCACACTGGGAGGAAGATCGTATCCTGTGTTTGATACTAATATATCTTGAACTTTGAGTGAAATCCATGGTTCAGAGATGTAGTCCTGTCCGGGATCAGTTATCGTTATTGCTCCGATTGATCCTACTAAGTTTACAGTCGCAGATAATTGTGCGCCATCTCCTAGAATGCCAGAAATCTGAAGTGAAGCATTAGATGCTTGATTATTGGCCGAATTTACAATTAAAGATGGTACACTTTCCCTGGTGTAACCCATCCCGCCCAATTTATAACCCTCGGATGGAATATAAGATGCTGAAGTTATTGCACCATTGGTGGCCACATTTGTGACTTTTGCATTTGCGCCGGCACCTCTACCACCAACAAATTGAATAATATCATTTATTTGATATCCTGTTCCACCATTTAATACTTTAATCGGTCCAAGAATTCCTATATTATATAAGTTTTCCTGGACATCATTATCTCCAAGATAACATGCTGTCGCTGTAATTGGTGGAACAACATATAAACTTGATCCTCCATCTAAAAGAAGAATTGATGATATTGGATGAGTTTCTATTTGTGTGAATGTTAATGCATCAATTAACTTTGTAGATGCATTTGCATTTGCGATATTTGCAAAATGAAAGTTACTCGCTCCTAATTTAATTCCTTGTTTGAATACAATAGTATCCGTAGCAACATCTATAATTGAAGTATTCGTCGGATCAGGATCAATGGAAGCAAGTACTGCTTGAGCTCCGTTTCCATTAATAATATTAATTTTTGTGTTGGGATATGTATAACCTGCGCCACCATTATCAACATTAATATTTTGGATCGATCCTGTTGTTGTTGATCCAATTACAGCTGAAGCACCTTGAGCATTTTTAATGTTGGTATTCAAACCACCATAAATGACAACAGGATCACCTACACGATACAATAAACCTCTGTTGTTGGGATCTATTGTTATTTCACTAATCTGGCCAACAAGAACAGCTGAGAGTATTTTTCCATCAACTTCGACAGGATTATTATTAATATCAACAACAGTAACTGTTTCTCCGGACTGAAATAGTCTCTCGATGTCAGATATAAAAGCTTCAGTTTTATCTCCCGATCTGACAGAGTTTTCAACAACAGCAAAAGATTTCGATATCTCGCCAAATAACTTATAATTATTGATATTTAAAAAATTAGGATCAGTCGTTTGTAAACGAACACTCTTTACAGAAAACCATGTTCCTGCTGAGGCACGAAAAACAAAATCTTTATTATACTCAACGTCAAAATCAGAATCGTAAAGTATCTTGAATAGAAATTTAAAGGCAGAAGGAACCCCTTTAGATTGATATAATTCTTTAGCAAGTTTTAGTGTCTTGCTTTTATTTATCAATGTATCTTGAGGAAAATATTGCAAGAAATCATTCGAGAAATATTCCATGAACTGACTTGTTGTTGAGTCAATATCCATATAAGATGGAATATTTTTAGAAAAATCAAGAACATTTCCTGATTTTTCCATCCATTGATAATATGCCTGCAAGAATTCGACAAAGGCATCGTAATTGGGATCATCCCTAATCCATTCGGGTATCTGAGATCGAACTAGGGTGGAAGTTTTTACTATATTACTCATTATTGAGCCGTTACATTAACGATTATTGCGTTTGGATCTAATGTATCTAGTGTTATTATAGTATTATACGTTGATGTTATTATTTGTGACTTTGGTGTTGCAGTAATAGATAATTGTCCCAACGGATTATTAATATCAACAGGATTAAAATTGATTAATGATACAATGCCTTTTTCGTAATCAATCGTGCCCGCTGAATTATTTAATATAGTTTTTATGTTGTTATAATTATAATAGTATGTGCGAAGTAAACCATTACTTCCTATCAATACAGGTATGGCTGCAGCACCAGTTCCTGTTGTATCATTGGACGCGGGTGTTATTGTAACAACTGCGTATGTATAATTATTACCAGATGATGTCAACTGAATGGAGTTTATTGTTCCATTATTGGTATTAATTATGGCTGTAGCTGCAGCTCCAGCTCCATCACCGGAAATTGTAACAGTTGGTTGAAATTGATAACTATAACCAGGATTAATCAATGAGATGTTTTGAATTCCACTAGTGGAAGAAGGAATTTCTTCGATATAAACACCACTGATATTTTTTACTGTTATGGGATCGTAGAATGTCAGAGTTGGTGAATTTTCAATTCCACTGGTGTATATCCCTCTTTCTAATACTGAATTATAGTGCAAATTGTAGGTCGTTGCGTCCGTTAGATTAGGATATATTTTCTTTTGTAATTTGAGATTTATGTCACTCGTAATAATTGATGGATCAGCTGTTTTAATTGCTATAGAAACATCCGTAGATGAGAGTGTGGAATTAAAGGTATTTAAATTATTTGCAGCATATCTATTGATAGCTGTTTTAACAATTTGTGAAATCTCTGATGATGTATAATTTGTAAGTTTTGGATTATACCGAACATCAACAGACATGGTTATAAATGTATAATCCGGATCCACTATTGTTGGTTCTACAGTAACAACAGATATTGGTTTTAAGACTTTTGTGATAAGTTCCTTTTTTTGTGTTTGAGTTATACTTAAAGCTCCCTTTGGTTTAAGACACACAAACACTTGTCCATAGATTGGAGGATCATTCTCCTCACCACCCCAAACATTAACCGCATCAAAAGAAACTCCTAGTGTGTTTTGATTGATCAATGTGATATAGTCGTCTTTTGTTACTGCTCTGTTCTGTGCTGAGAATGATTTTGGTGCTTGATATTTTATAGAGTCGATGCTTTCCTTTTCTTTTCCTCTTGAAGCTGCTGCATAAGGATATATGGAAACACCCGAATAGTTGTTATTGATGGAGTCTAGTAATACGAAATTATTTGCACCAGCAGATGAAGTTCCTTGTGTTACAATATAGGTTACTGTAATAATATTGCCGTCAGTTAATTGTTTACCTAAAATTCCATCACCAAATTTTAATTCATAATTCCCGGTCAGAGATTCTTCAATAAAATATACTTTACTTGTACCATCAAGAGTAATATATGATTCTGCTTTATTGTAAATATCATAACTTGAATTTGTTTGGGAAACTTGAACTGATAATCTTATTGTAGAAATATCAATATCGGAGTCAGGTAATTCGAATACATAATTAGGATTTGATGTACTATCGACAGTAAATCTGTATTCCACAGGAATACCTTGTTTGAGTTCTAAGTTCGAAAAAGTTGCAGTACCACTAACCATATCTGTATTTACTGTTACCGAATCAACAGTAACAAAGTAATAGTTTGCACCATCAACCGATTCGGACAAAAAATTTGTATATGCAGGAAGAGTGAAACTTGTTGTATTTACTCCATTAAATACAACATTAGCAAAAGCAGTCGATGCAACAGATGACTGTGGAACATAATTCATCAATTTGGCATGTGAAACAACCGATGATCTTTGGAGTGCTGTATCCAAGAACATTTCATTTGATATCATGTTCAGATAGAACGCATTATATTGCGTGTTATATGAGAGTACATCGAGAAGAACTGATAGACCAGAACCTTCAAAGTTGTAATCCTTGAATGTGTCTTGACTTCTCAAATAAGTTTTGAGATTGTTTTTGATCGTATCGAAGTCGAGACCAACAAAATTAATTTGAGAATTAGCTCCGGCCATTTATTTAACCTTTTGTTATTTTTCTTTTATTTAGTTTCGAAAAAAAGCTTGACAAAAATATTAACACAGTATATAATTACTATGTCTTACCAAAAGAACATTATCTTGATCTTTTTAATATTAAATTGACAGCTGTCGGTTCTGTTTTGTTTCCAATATATACAAATAGAGATACTTGATATCCGTTTTGGTCCGGATATGCAGTAACATCCAGACTAGCTATTGTTGCCCTTGGTTCCCAGTTGGTAATTACTCTGGTAATTTCATCTTTAAGTAAATTTCCAGTTAATCCGGTAATAGGTTCAAATAAAAGATTATCCACTCTTGAAGATAATGTAGGATTAAATAATCTTTCATATGGTTTTGTTAACAATAAATTTCGTATTGATCGAATTACTGCCTGTTCGTCATAACTGATAGATACGTCCTTTGTTGCTGGTTGAGGAGTAAATCTCAAGTCTATGTCTGAATAAAATCTTTGTCTTTTTGGTAACATTTTTAACCTGCCAAAACGTTTGGTGATCCTTGACCCACAGCGGTACACACAGGTCCCACTATATCTCCCACTCTCCCCACTCCTAATCCCGAAGCTCTGACCATTAATGATCCCACCAATATTGCTGCAATGTGAGTCACACACGGTGGTGTTCCGCCAGTGGGTATTAGATGAGGACTATTTGTGTGTCCTTGGCAACTTACAGGAATTCCACTAATTCTCACCAAAGGATTTCCTTGCGATCTTACCATTGGTGAACAGTGAGGAATATCCGATGCACCAACAAATGTAACTGGACTACCCATTATCATTCCTTTGTTGCGAAACTTTTGGTTTTCGTATTTCTATCGTTCTATTTGCTTTAGAATATGGTCTGGTTTCCCTACTCGTTAATTCCTGCATCATCATAGGAAAAGAAGAAATATATGCGTGTTGTTCTTCTGTGTGTGGTGGTTCAGGATATTCCGGATCAAATTTAACCAGATAATCAAAAGATTCCGGAACATCTTCCATTCTTTCGTATGTAAATTGTTCTGAATCTATTAGTATTGTGAATGTATTTGCCATTTTATTACCTTAGTTCAATTCTATGATTGTACCCTGAATTGCAACTGCTGCTGCGGCCGCAATATCTACACCAATACCCGAATGAATCGTTGTCGCAGCGCCAGATGTAACATCAATAACTCCACCTGCACTAATCTCTGTGCCACCAGTTGATGTAATATTAATATTAGCTAGAGAATCAACCGTTGTTATACCTGTAGAATAAATACCGACGGTGGTTAGAGCAGTAATTGATGTTGCCAAAGTGGATACAAGAGTAATCGTCGTTGCTGATGTGACTGTTGTTGCTAAAACGGAACCAAGAGTGAGGAATGCTCCTGCTGTGATCGTTGTTGTAAGACCAGAAACAATTGTTGTCGCAAGACCAGAAGTCAGACTGACATTCACCCCGGCCGTGCCAATTATTGATCCACCCGCTACACCAATAATTGATGTTCCTGCTTCCATAAGAATCGCAGATGGTGTTCCCATCTCAATAGCACCAACAGTGTCTACTAACATTCCTAATCCGGGAACTATTCCACTAATTACATGAGGCAAAGGTTCACCTCCAGTCGCAGGAATTATCCCTTCCGCCATTATAGAACCTTGAATGCTCAAGTGACCACCTGCCGTTAGATTTCCCAGAGCACCAACAGTCCGTTGGCAAATAACGTCTCCACGAATGTTAACGTTGCCACTTTGTGTTATCTCATTGACAGATTCTTGTTCAATTTCATCGGCAGTGACATTGTGTGTCCCCTCACAGTTTGTTTTAAAGTCACCCTGTACAGTTAAATTGTAATTGCCTTTAACGGTGTGGTCCATGTCACCATCAACAAGGAGATGCATATTTCCCAACACATGTAGTTCTGCATCTTTGTGTATGTTGACTGTACAACCGCCTTGAATGTCGACCACTTGATCTTTGATGACCAGATGAAAACCGTTACCTACAATTTTGTGTACTACATTACCCGTCGCTTGATATTCTTGAAATGAACCCTCACGGTGTTGTACTCTAATTCTTTCATTTCCTGGAGTAGAATCATACTCTTGATAATGACCACATTCAGTCCCCTTTACTGAATTATAAGGAGATTTTGGTTTGCCTCTACCATATTTGGCATCACTGTCTGTGGGTTCGAATGTTGCGTCAGTTGTCATTATCTTCCGCCTCTGTTATGATAATTCATTCTATTTTGAACTTTCATCATAAGATCCACTTTTCGTTGAATTTGTTCTGGATTTAACGCAGTCGAAATGACGTTTTCCAGATGTTCAGATTTGTCCATAATATGCGATTTTATACCTTCCAATTGACTTAAAAAGTCAGGATGAGGTTCTGCATTGGGATTTAATTCAGACGCAACATTTATCTTTGATGCATCATACAGATTGTTTGTATGATTTTGAAGTTCGTTTAGAGAATCCTCCAAAGAACTTATATTACTCATTAATAATTGAACTTGTTTTTCTGCACTCATTATACTTTAGCCTTTATTGCTGGTGGTTTCACGTTATAGTTCCCTGATGTTGATACCATTGGTATGCCTGTTCCTGATAATCCTTTTGTTGCGTTTATATCTGATAAACCTTGAGATAAACCAGAACTGAAACTACTACCAATACCGGAGGCATACTTGGTGACTCCAGCAGTTAACTCTTTCAAACAATTTGCAACAAGTTGTGCCAATCTGGCAGGTATACTTGCAATGAAAGCAACAAATTCTGCTATGGCTTTTATCCATGTTTGAATTTCTTTGATCAAATCAGTCATTTTTTTAACATAACCTTGTAATTCTTTGATCATCATCTTGATCGATGCGATCCAGTTATTGACTTGATCCACGATCGGAGCAAAGAACTCTTTTGCTATTTTGTATGCCCATTCTTTGAGTCTGATTGCCTCAGCTTCTGGCCACAACTTCAATCTAGAATTCAATTTATTCATCAAATTTGGCAATTTGATAGGACAACCGGCAACAGGAATCAAGTTATTCAATTCTGTCATGCTGTTTTTGAGTACACCTTGTGAATTTTTGGGAAGAGATGCACCATCATCCTGTGCAGTAACCGAACTATTAGTTCCTTTCGGTACTTTTGGAGGATTTGTTTCTGTGGTTTTACCACCAGATGAACTTGTTTCCGCTAAGTTTGGATTATCTGCAGCCATTTTTTATCCTATGTATTTTTACCATTTATGGTCTTATCTTTTATATATGGAAGTACTCCCATCATCACCGGAAACTGTGCATTTTCGCCGTCCATAAAGAAACCTACAACCCAATCTCCAATTAACGGTGCTGTCCATTCAAGTGAATTATTTACTGGAAACAGTGCCATAGACCAAGGCAAATCATCCGATGGTAGTAAAGATGTATTTTCTGTATGCCAACCAAAAATACGAACCTTACATCTTCCCATGGCCAATGGATCAACTCTCTGTTCGATCACACCGACCCACCAAATAAAACCACTCATACCAATAAAATTATCCTTGTCTATCATTTGATATACTCTCTTTTGCAACTTCAATAACAGTGGTATAACGAGTAACGTTTACTATATGTCTGATTGCTGTAATTAAATATTTACCATTCAGATATATATCCTCTTGTTTCGTTTTCGTATCATTTATTAATGGTACAGTTTCATAAATTTTTATTGTTATAACATCACCAATTTTGATACTAGAATTACCAGGAACCAAAATTTTAAGACGATTATATTGTGATAAAAATAATTGAGCAATTCTGTTTGGTATTGTTTTCTCAATAAGATAATCGTTTTGCACAGAATTTGGAGTACCATTTATCTGTGATGACTTTTTCAAATTCGAATTGGACATCATTAATCTTAATGCACTCGATTGCAATTCATTAGGTGGGGGTTCATATATTTTCTTGCCCACTAAATCGGTGTACTCATTACTTTTATTGGAATTGATATCGGTTACATCTAATTCGTTTAATTTCTGTGCTTGTTTATAATAATCATTATAATTGAAATCTTTAATGTATCTTTGTCTTAACATAGGATCAAGAGATATTAGACGATTCGATAAAGTTCCCTTCGATGTTGCTCCTAATGTGTCAAAGTTATTCATAATTTCTAAACGGTAAATGTTTTCCGACTCACTGTTGAGATCGTTGTTAACATTTTTAGGATTATAATAATACGTATAAATCGAATTTTGTTTGTATAGTGTTTGTAGAGACTTAAAATGCAATCCTGCATAATTCTCATACAATAACATATCAGCGCCAATTTTTCCCTGAGATGGTTGGGCATATAATGCCAACCAGTTTATGGTCTCATATATTTTTTTATTGGGTAAAACGAAGTCATATGATCCTAGTGTTTGTTCAATGGATACACTTTTTTTCGTTTTCAGAAAATTTCTAAGAACATTTTGCACTATGGAACTTATTTGTTCTTGTTTATATGATTTACTGACCCTATATTTTTCAGCAGTCATCAATTCTTTAGAACATAAATTCAAAGTGTAGTTTTCAAAATTCATACTATTGTCTTGATGTCGATCGGACACAGAAAAAACATGAAGTTGATGTTCGATTACATTTCCGCCAACACCCGCATGGAATTTCATATTGATCTTTTCTGTACCATTCAATCCACCCATTTTGAATACACCGACTGCATCAGATATCACTAATTTTGCAGATACAGAATTATCAAAAATGTCCTCATAATAGTTCAATTCGATCAAGTATGGTATTAAATCTAATTTTTCGCCAATATTACTTGTCAAAGTTGAACCTTCGAGGGACAATTCGTCAAGATTGAAATCTGTAGGATATGTTAAATCTAAATTGGGATTCGCACTCTGTACTGAACTGCCATCCAACACAGATGATAATGTGGAATTTCCAATAGGAGCAATAATATCCGAAAGAATACTCATGTTATATAAACGCCTTTTATCAATTTCACAAATTGTCTTTCCATATCAACTGCATAATCTGAATTTAAAATCTGAATCTTTCTTTTATTTTCGTTTATTCTTTCTTCATACTCGTAAATACTCACAGCTTTTTTCGTGATATTCACCGTTGCAACAACCCCATTATCAAATGTTCTGGTTATTGTTTCTTCATCCATCATTGAGTTATAAGTATCAATATCAATATGTATTGTTATCACTTGATTCTGATAATTCAGTGTGTCTGTTGTGTTTATTATTTTTTCGAAATGATGAGGAGAAGAAGTAATATAACTCATAGTTTGACTTGATGTCACTGCATTTGCAGAAATAAATAAAACGTTTGCCGTATCATTTCTATATTTGTCAACCACATAACTTTGAAAGTCATTATAATTTAATGGCCATTCGGATTGTGGATCGATAATATTATTCGAATACAGAATTAACCAATATCGATACACATCATTGTAATATCGATACGCAATATTTTCTGGAGTATCTCCTTCCCGCACATCATATTCATAAAACAGAACTATGTTCTTTAGTAATGAAGATAAGATATATGTTCGAGTCAATATATTACTGACAACAATTGAATTATTGTTGTTGTCTGTTCGGACTATCAGTGGAAGATTATTGAAATATTTCATTATTAACCACCCAATGGAGGAACGTTACCTAAACCTGCGGCTATACTACCAAGGGTGGGAGATGATACGCTTCCGGGAGCAAGAGGCCCAGGTTGCAACATACTCACTGCAGCCAATGTGTCTGGATTTTGATTAGCTGTGTCACCAATACTTGATGCTGTGGATCCCTGTTTTGATGATAATGGTCTAATATTTTCCTTTGTCACAATGTCAGTTTCTTGGAAAGTCAGAGTCATCGTTGTTTGAACGGGATGACCATCTGCATATGCTGCCCATCCATTTGGTGCATAATCTAGATTGATATCCTTTAACACACACGGATGATATATTTCAAATATTTTTGCTGGATTTGCGGAAGGATCAATTTGATTTGATCCAAATATCGCGCCGCTGACTTGCGAAGTTAAAATATTTGTACCTATATTTTTGAAGAAATCTGTAAATGCACCAGTTAAACCCGATCCACCTAGAAAAGAAAATTTGATGTCAAATACTTGTGGTGGTTCCAAGAATTGCTGACTTTTTCCTAATAATGCCGGGGCTGAATAGTATTGGAACGCATTGATGATACTTTCGACCATTATAGCTTCTTTACTTGATGTCGGTGTAAAGATAAATGAGAATTGAAAAGTTCTGAGTCCAACACCCTTGAATAATAATTGTAATTGTGGATTAGGAACTGTCTTTAATGCCATTCCAATTGTTCCACCCAAATCCTTATTAGCTACACTACCTAATGCCCCGGCCAGACCTCTAGCATATAGATTGAGATAATTGGATCTATCTTGACTTGAACCTCGATATGCTGATGCCCAATCCGCAATTGCACCCGCAATATATTTACCTGTACCTAGAGCTTCTTCCAAACTGCTGTCCGCATAGATATTATTGAACTCCACGTTTAAAGTATCTGGCATATAAAGAGATATTGTAGATAGAATATCTTTTTGTGCTGTTAATTTAAACAAAGATGTAGGATTTACTGACTGAGCCAATGTACTCGCACCACCGGTCAAATTGCCGATTGCGGAAGTTAAACCATATGTGTAATTGTGTACAGTGAACTGTATGGCATGACCATAATTAGGATTTGATGCCAAATCGATAGGATACATCAAATTTTGATCTGTTATACCTCCAGGAAATAAATCAAATAACAGATTTAGTGGAGGTTTTACACCATTAATGTTTAATGGTAGTATATCTATCGTTGCCATTTAATTATCCGAAAAGAAATATATATTGTATTTATGACATATAAAGGAAGATTTTATCCTAGAAATCCACAAAAGTACCTAGGTGATCCAAAGAATATTATTTATAGATCATCTTGGGAACATAGGATCATGGATTCATTCGACAAAAGATCGGATGTATTGTCATGGTCTTCGGAGGAGATGTGCGTTCCATATGTGTCTCCTGTTGATAGTAAACGCCATAGATATTTTCCAGACTTCATTGTGAAAATTAAATCAAAAGACGGATCAATAAAGACATTTATGGTCGAAGTCAAACCAGAAAAACAATCACGACCACCAGAAAAGAAATCTAGAGTTACCAAACAGTATATTCACGAGGTAGTTACTTGGGGTATCAATCAAGCAAAATGGAAGGCAGCTATTGAATACTGTAAAGATAGAAATTGGCATTTCATTGTTATGACCTCCAGAGATGGTCTGGAATTTAAACACTTGACTGAAAAGGAATTATTACTCAACTAAATACTGGTATGACATCTAAACTCACACAAATTACAGAACAAAAATCGTCAGCCCAACTCGAAACAATGAGTAGGGAGTCCATTACTTGGCTCAATAGAAAGATGAGTCAATTAAAAAATCCAGGAAATATTCGTCGCGATATTTCTAGAGAAAAGGACAGATATGTTCGTGCAACATCGTTAGGATACTCCGGTAAATTTCTATTGGGTGGATTATATTTTTTTTATTATAATCCAAAAACGAAAGATAGTTTACCATATTATGATACTTTTCCATTGGTAATGCCATTAGAGAAGTATGGAGATGGATTTTTGGGTTTGAATTTTCATTATCTGCCAGTAAGATATAGAATGGTGTTTATGAAAAAACTTGTGGGCAGAGCGATATATGATGAGAATGATGAAATAAAAAGAGTTAAAATAACATATGACATTCTTTCTGCCTCCAGAAGATATAAAGAATTCAGACCTTGTTTGAAGAGATATTTGGTCTCACATATAAAGTCTAAAATTATGGCAGTACAACCTGAAGAATGGGATGTTGCATCAATGTTACCCGTACAAGCATTCAGGAAAGCACCAGTATCAGAAGTATGGTCGGATTCACTAGAAGAGATTAAGAATCAGTAAAATGGCAAAAGATATAAGACAATTTGCTTCAAGTTTCAAACAAGATCCTGCAAGAGCAGCCAGATTTGATGCTTATATTATTATACCACCCATTCTTGCAATCATGTATGGTACTGTCACCAAACAACTTTCACTTAGATGTGAGATGACGGAATTACCTGGAAGAACATTTAATGTAACCGAAAGGAAATTTGGTTCGGCACCAGTGCAGAAAGTACCATATCAATCTTTATATTCAGATGTTAATATGACATTCATTGTATCTGGAGATATGACTGAACGTCTGGTATTTGATCAGTGGATGGAACTAATTAATCCATCGTCAACATACAACTTTAAATATAAATCGGATTATGTTACCGATATTGTAATTCGACAATATGACTTACAAAATAATCTGACATATGCTTCGGTATTAATTGATGCTTTTCCCCTTGCAGTTAATCAATTGGATTTAGATTGGACATCTGACAACTATCATAGACTGTCAGTGACATTTGCATACACCAACTGGCAAGAAGGAACAGTTATTGCTAATTTGAAGAATCTTGGATCTCAGGTCCTTGGTGGTCTTCTGGGTATTTAATTAAAATGAAATGAGGTTGAAATGGCTTTACCACGAATTGATTGTCCTGTATTTGAAATAAAATTACCACTTTCAAATAAAAATATTAAGTTTCGTCCATTCCTTGTCAAAGAGCAAAAGAATCTTCTTATGGCTCTAGAGGCAGATGACAAACAAACGATAGAAAGAAATATTAAACAGATTCTACATAACTGTACAATATCGGAAGATGTTAATATTGAGTCATTGCCCGTTGTAGATGTGGAATACTATTTCATTAATCTTCGTGCAAAATCAGTGGGTGAAATTGTAGAAAACAATTATATTTGCAACAATGAAGTTGACGATAATAAATGTGGAAATAAAATGAAAGTATTCATTGACTTGAATACTATTCAAGTTGATGATGTTAAACCTGAAGATTCTCTCATTAAATTGACTGATACAATCTCTATCAAATTGAAGTATCCTGAATTTTCTATTGTTGAAAGATTATCTGAAACGGACAACACAGTCGAAGCTGCATTTAAAGTAATTGTTGATTCAATTGAATATATTTTCGATGGAGATCAATACTATTATGCCAATGAGACTGATCCTAAAGAACTCATGGAGTTCATTGAATCATTAAATCAGGATCAATTTGGAAGATTGGAGAAGTTCTTTGAAAGTCTTCCAAAAATAAAGAAAGATATAGAGATTAAGTGCAGTAAGTGTGGTTTTGATCACTCTATTACTGTGGAGGGTCTCGAAAATTTTTTCGGATAACTTTTCGTCATGATAACTTAGAGAATTATTACAGGACCAATTTTTCGTTGATGCAACATCACAAGTACAGTTTAACTGAACTTGAAAATATGTTGGTGTGGGAACGAGATATCTATGTTACTTTGTTGATTCAGTATATTGCAGAAGAAAACGAAAAGATAAAACAGAAACAACAAACAAGACGATAATGGCATACTTACCAACAGTTAACGATTTATCTACGGACCGTAGTAAAAGTGCGGAAAGTACATCCAATATAGTTAATTCTCTATCTGGAAGAATGAAACTGACCTCTTCCAATAAAAGTGTTATTGCTCCATCTGAGAAAAATACTGTCGTTGAATCTACCGTTGGTTCGAGTGATAAAACATCAGATGTTCTGACCAAACTATATGATTTCGTTGTGAAAGATTATAGTGAAAAAGACATACTAACTGATGTTGATACCGCCGAACGTGAAATTTATGAGAATAATGCTCGTGACAGAATTTTATCCTTAATACGTGCGATTCCCAATTTTATACAAAAAGAAAAAGAAGATAAAGAAGGTATACTGAGTAAACTTTGGAGATACTTCAAATACTTCACTTTTGGTAAAATGGTTTACAATAATTGGGATAAAATTTCAAAATTGTTAGGTCTCGAAAAACTGACAGAATCCGTTAGAAGTATATCGGAAGAGTTGGGCATTACAAAAATCATCGATAATATAAAATCCACTATCGATGATATAATGCAGAATTTTTCTTTAGGTACATCAAACATGTCAATAACTGGTGGTGGTCCAATTGATCCATCAAAATATGATGTTATGATTAAAAAAATAGGTTCTGAAGAAGGAGTTGATCCTGCTCTGATAAAATCTATTATGAAGGCTGAGAGTGGTTTCAATCCAATGGCAAAATCACCTAAGGGTGCTATGGGTTTGATGCAGCTGATGCCTGCTACCGCCGGTAGATTTGGAGTAAAGGATGCTTCTGATCCGGAACAGAATATTAGAGGTGGAACAAAATACCTTAAATTTTTATCGAAAAAATATCAAGGAGATTTGACAAGAATTATATCTGCATACAATGCTGGTGAAGGTAATGTTGACAAGTATGGAGGTATACCACCATTTAAAGAAACTAAGGAATATGTGAAAAAAGTTTCTGGATATATGAAAGAAACTCCAATTAATTCTCAGGCCGGAACCAACACTGTACCCGAGTCTCCTGCTGTACCAAAGAAAGAAGATAAATCAGTATTTTCTGTCGCACCAAAAAAAGATGTATTTGAAACAAAATCTGCTGTAGAAAATGTTTTTGAAACAACTACGCCCAAATCAAAAAAAACAGAACCAAAAAAAGAAATTACTGCAACAAGAGTTTCAAAGAAAGAAGATGAACCAGGTGAAGTGGGATCTAATGCTAGTGGTAAAACACAACAAAAAGAAGTGCCGCAAGGTATAGCAACTGAAAATGATATTAAAGGTTTACAATTTCACGGTCATATGAGAAAAGGTGTGTCGAATCCAGAATCATATGAAAAACAAATAACAAAATTTCAAGCAGATAAATTGCAAAAATTGAAGAGTAAATTGGGTCTCAGCTCACTGAATATCAATTCAGGAAGAAGATCAAAACAATATAACTCCCTTCTTGAAGGTTCGGCAGAGAATTCGGAACACATCAATGGTCGAGCTACTGATATCGATACGAGTGGTATGACAGACGACCAACGAGTCGCTTTTGTTCGTGCAGCATCCGAAGTTGGATTTGGTGGAATTGGGATTTATAGAACCTTTATACATCTAGATACAGGTAAAGTGAGAACATGGCCGGGTGCTGGAGTAAAATTATCTTCGGATATGCAAGGTGTATTATTTAATCATCAATCGGGTCGTCGTGGTAAAGATACTGATACCAGCAAAATGTCACCAGGAATTAATGAACCTGGAGAATTGTCATCAGCTCAACAAAGTAAACAACAAAGTCAACAACAAAGTCAAGCCCCATCAAAACCTAAAAGTTTAATGGAGATGGCAATCGAGTCTTATAAGAATAATGTTCAGGTGATGAACAATTTATTATCTCCTGAAGGTATAAAAAAATTAGAAGAAGGACTTATAAATTTTGTGGAAAATATACCCAAAAAAGAAAAATTTGTTCCTGATTTGGGTGCAATGATGCAACAGAATAATTATGTTCTGAATAATGTTCAAGAACAGAAAATGATATTACAGAATTCTTCGCCATTACAAAATGATTTGCCTCAATTATTACAACAATTTCTTAACGAACATCAATAACAATGGCTAAAGTAAAAAGTTCAAAATTCTCAAAGATTCTCAAAGATATTCGTTCGAGTAATGAACAAACAGATATTGGTATTTCCGATCTGAGAAGAGATGTTAATGATTTAGAAAATACAGTTCTACTAATCATGGAAAAAATTAGAAGAATTGAGAAATATCCAGTTGTTCAGACCAAAAAAGGAAAATTGATACCCACAAAACTTGATGTGGATACTACTGCTATTCCCGCCAATGACCAAACTGTTGGTGGCGATATAAACAATGAAACATCGAAGAATATATTAATCAAGATGTATAATTTCATGGTTCGAAATTCTGAGAAGCAAAAAAATAAAGATGATAAAGAAAGAAAACAAAAAAGAACATTAGAGAAAAAGAAAGATATTGATTATCGAAAGGAAATGCTCAAGGCTGGATTAGATCCAAAATTCTTTAGGAAACGTGGATTACTGGAAAAGGTGGGTACTGGTCTTAAATGGACTACATTTGCTGCGATTGGATTAGGAATATCTGGTCTGGTTTATTTGTTTATTGATGAGATTAAAGTGATGGGCAAAGGCCTTAAGGAATCACTGGGTTCTTTGGGTGAATTTTTGTCTCAAAAATTTGGAATATTTAAAACATTTTATGAAGATTTAAAAGCTTTCATTGGAAAATATGTGTTGGATAATCCTGTAGTTAAATGGATGAAAGGACAGATTGATGCTGTTTTTGCTTCCGAAGGACCTCTAGGATTTATATCAACCAAATTAGACAATCTTATAACAGAGGTTGTAAAAGCATTCAGTGAAATGAAAGATTGGGTATCTTCTTTAATTGAACCTATCATTAAAATTATGCAGAATCCTAAAGAATTTCTCAAAGACAGTTTCAAGGATATCACCAAAGGATTGGTTATTGCACTAAAAGGTGGCATCAGTGGTACTATAGGAAGAATGTTTGGTGGTGCCAGTGCGATTTCTTCCAAAATAATAGAAGCTAGATCAGAATCACAAAAGAATCTTTATGGTGAAGAATATTATAAAGAAACTGAAAAATTTCTCGATTCAATACCCGCGAAAGTTGCAAAAGATATCATAAAGAGATTTTTATTCAAAGGTGACTGGCAAGATAAAATCAATGCATCACATTTTATGGATTCATCAGATACACTTTCCGGTGAACAAAAAAGAATTGCTGTTGATATGATGATTCAATATCCAGCATTGAAAGAAAATTTGTCTTCTGCTGGATTTATTGATAGTGGAAGAGATTTGTCCATGAAGGAAAAGTTTCTACCATTAGGTTTGCCTGGTCAGGAATCACCCACTGAAACATATGCTAAAGAATTCAAACAAAAGACAGGAATGGATGCATATGGATTCAGAGACGAACGTCAGAAACAAGAAAAGACAATACAGGAATTAGGTAAAAAAAGAATTGAAAATTTCTTTGTTAAGAATCTTGAAGGATATTCTGTTGTTAATGCAGAAGAATCTTTACGTTCCAGTAGTGGAATATCGATTAAGAATCCCGAAGGAGATATAATTAATTCAGTTAATGATCCCGAAAAATTCTATGAACTGTTAATTAAAGCAAAAATATTTGATTCTGCTAAAGATATCAAGAGTCGAGTGATGGATTCCGATGCAGTCAAGAAATTGGAGGAAATGCAGAAAGAGGTGGTCGATCTTAAAAAGAAAGCTGAAGAATGGTCAGAGAGTACTGCAATTCCATCAGTACAGTCTGCGGCACGTACTGTCGGTGATACTGCAACCGCAGTTGTTTCATCAGTAAGACAAGAATTTGGTGAAGTATCTACGCCCGAAGAAGCAATGGTTGCCACCGGAAATCTGGCATCAAAAGCAACAAATGCAGTTACCGAAAGTGTTATTAAACCTCTTGCGGAAAAAACAAGTAAGTTTACTGCTGATGATTTGTTTAGTGTGGCTAATAAATCTTACGATGTGATGCAAAAAGGAATAGGTGAGGTTATTGGTGTTGCCAACAAATTCAGTAATTGGGACGAGGCCTCGAAATTTATTGGTGGTTTTACTGGACAACAAAAAGTAGAAGAGAATCTAACACCAGAACAAAGAAGAACTGAGGTTAGTCAAGATCCCAACGAAGATCCATTTCATTTGCAGACCATGTTTGATCAATCCAAAGAAAGAATCGCGCCGGTTAATAAAATAGTTAACAATAAAGGATCAACATCATCCACTGATAACTTTGCTTTTCCACCGGTTAGAAACTCTGATCCATCCAAGAAATGGTGTGTGATAGATTCACTTTGTAAACCATAAAAAGAACCCCGCCGAAGCGGGGTTTTTAGATTTAACAGGAGATTAATCTTCTTCTTCAGCCAACTTGGAGAAATATGCAAGATCATCGTCTTCCTCGATGGTCGCAGTATCTTTCCATGGTGAATCATCAGCAACAGGTTTCGTCTTCACCTGTTCACGAATAGTTTCAACAGTTGTCTTAGGCTTCACATCACCAGATAGACCCAATACACGGTCGAGACGAGTCTTCATTTCATCATATGACTTGAACTCCTTATCTGAAACAAATTCCAGAATAGAATGTTCAGACTTCCAAATCTTCTCCAATTGTTCATCGGAGAAGTTGCCTAGAGTTGATGCGGATTCAAACTCTGAAGAATCATAATTCTGATAACCAGCAATCTTACGAATCTTCATCTTGAAGTTGGCACCAGTCCACAGATCAAAAGGATTAATTGGAGATTCATCTTCAAATGCAGGATTCATTGCTTCGGTAATCTTATCAAAGATCTTCTTACCAAACTTGAACAAGAATACCTTGCCTTCATTCTCAGGATGCTTAGGATCTGAAACAACATAAACATTTGAGATATAAGTTAACTTACGCTTCTGCTTACGAACAATGTCCTTGTTCGCTTCAATACCTGAATTCCAAAGTGCAGAATTGTGTTCACATACAGGACACGTCTGATTCTTAGTTGTCAGACAGTTATCAATCAACCATCCACCCGGACCCTGAAACCCGTGAGTGAATACTTTCACCCATGGAAGTGCATCATCACCATCAACCTCAGGTGCAGGAAGGAATCGAATGGTAGCAATACCATTACCTGCCTTGTCTACCTCAGGCTTCCAGAATAAATGTGAATTGTCACCACCAGAATCGGAAGTGTTGAGTTGTTCGAGCGCCTTGGCGAGTTTGTCCAAATTACCAGATTGACGCTTTAGATTTGCAAATGACATATTTTACCTCTTGTATAACGGAGTATTAACGGATTGTCCACATGATTCATAATAAAAAAGTATTGTATCATAATATATTACATTTGTCAACTTTATATTTATCACATTTCCATTATCTTTTTCTTGAGAAAATTCTTAAATTTTACCTTGTCATAGGTAATAAATGGTGTATACTTCTCAATCTTCCTTTTCCATTCTGGCCATAAAATATCATCTGATACCTTCGTGGTCCACATAGGAGTAAAGTTCATTAGATCATTGAGAATACATAAAGATTCTACCTCAATGCTACCTTGCATTGCTATCTCAAGCAGTTTGGGATAGTTACCTGAATTCACCACCAGAAGTTCATCTGGTTTGTTTACCTGATTGAGAATGTAATCCACATCTTGGTCAAAAATGTATGTAAGGCTTTGATTACGTTTCTTCCATTTAGTATAAGCTTCTTCACCGGATTCACCTGTTATATCACCTACCCACTTGACTCCACGATCCACAAAATTGGAAACATAGAAATACACCAACTCTTCAAGTGAATATCTTCTTGAGAGTTTGTGGAAATAATATTTGTCCTTTCTTTTTAGAAAGGTATCTTTAGATACGTTAGTCTTGCCATTATATTTAAAGTAATCATATGATTTTGAACTGAAGTGTAGGTGAATGGCATTGTAAATTGCATATGCTGCAAAACCAGTTCCTTCTTCCATCATATGGGTAATCGGGAACTTCGCCTGACTAAATTATCTTTTTCAGATTCTTCACGAATCTTTGCCTTTAATACATTAGAAATGAGTGTACTAGCCACTTCCACTTCCAATCCCGTAGATTCACAATGATGAACAATGGCATCCAATCTATTACACCTTAAATTGAATGCCAGATCCTCAATAGTTGCACTGAAGGTTTGTATTTCTTCTATGTTTGGTTTTGCCATGATTATACCGATTCAAAAATAACATTATAACATATAATAAATGACCAGTCAATCTAAAATTTGCAGAGAGACATTTGCAACACCATCCATGCCAATAGCATTCTTGGCACCCAATGATAGATCAATAATACGTCCTTTTATAAAAGGACCACGATCATTGATTTTGACTATGACAGATTTATTATTTTTTAGATTTGTTACTTTTACTTTAGTACCAAATTTAATAGATCGATGTGCCGCAGTTAAACCGTGCATATTATATCGTTCACCTGATGCTGTCTTTCTACCATGATGCGGATAACCGTACCATGATGCAATCCCAGTTTGGGCCATTAAGTTTGTTGATACTAAAGTCAAAAGAATTATTGACCAAAGTTTTGATTTTAGATGTTTTTTAAAATACATCATTTTCTCCTTTTTGATTACGAGAACAAAGTTCTCTTGATCTCCAATTACGAATTTGACTTCTTATAACTTTTTATTTTTGGAGTGTTAAACGGGACGGGAGTTGTAAATTCCCTATTGAGTCACAGAATCATTATGAAAAGATTTTACCTATGGTTGTTTTAACGAAGTTGTAATATTTATTTATAATTATTGGAATTTAATCTTCTAGACGCCAATGATAGAATGTATAAATTGCAAATTCATCTGGTTGACAATCCAATCTATCTCTCCAATGAGGATATTTTCGACCTTCCATTAATAGACCAGTGCCTACTGGAATGACGAAATCTTCTTTATCGGACTTAAACAATTCGATGTGTTGAGTATTTTGATTCCACTCATTACCATCAACAAGACTCAGTTTCGAAACACTGAGAGGCCATTTTGTTTGAATATTGGAAAAAACACAGATACCCAGAGTTATATCCAATCCTCCTCTGTCTGTGTGAATATCCAATATAGATTCATTTCTATAAATCCTCGAATAAGAATTCTCAAATTCTATGTTGGGATATTCTTCTCTAACAATATTTTCGACTTGTAACAAATATTTCAAAGTTACTGGTAGATTATATGATCCTAGGGAGTTTTTATAATAAGGAGGTTGTTCCTCATGTAATGATCCTTTCGACCACAGTGATTGCATTGCATCCGATACCTGATCGCATTGATCAACAGATAATATATTTTCAAACATCATTAATAACAGTCTCCCCTGCACTATTAAACTTATTTTCTCTGATCCATGTTATCAGTACATACTTTATACCAGAAGTAACAGGTAACCCTGCGTGTTCTGAGTCACGATTTAGATTACCATCAACATCAATATTTCTCCAATAACATAATAACCCCTTTTGAGGTTTCACTTTTTTATTTAGCTGATAAAATTTTGTTTCTCCACCAGTAAAATTGTCATTTAGATATAGAATACATGAGTATATTCTTTGTCCACCTTGACTCATGGTTCTGTCATAATAATTAGTACCTGGATGAAAAAAATCATTATGTCTTTTATATTGACATCCTATTTTATATTCTACAATGTGTGGTGTTTCGAAATTATCTATGGACATACCAGTTAAGTCTTTTAATTTTTCCTGGTATTTTTTAATTAAATCATCACAATTATTCGATATCCAATCAAACTTAGCACTTCTATAACCGGGAACATATTCTCCCAAAGTACCACTTCCACCATTATCGGAGTATCGAAATTCTTTAGTGTAGTTTTCTAATATAGAATCACACTCTTCTTCGGTGAAGAAATTTTCTATTGTATGAACTTCTGTTGTCATGATTAATATTGAATTAGTGGTGGGTATTGAGTACCAAGGAACCCACCGAACCCCGACTAAGCAGCTAGTGCGTAGTTGTAATCGCTATCATTTGCAATTATTTTATTTATCTTCTACGACCGGGTAACCCCAATCCTAACGGCTTCCGATACTTGCCGATTCTCCGATGTTCTTTCAATGCGCTGTCGAATCTATGTCATCCCCATCAGAAGTATTCTATACTACGTTCCACTTTGTGAAGGAATCGAACCTTCATCGCTGTATAAAATACTTTTGGTGGAGATGGCCGGTACCGCCCCGGCGTCCAACGCACCTATTTCAACATCATCAACGAATTCTTTTACTTGGTATTCGCCTTAGTGAATACTCTATCAAACTTAGCATTCAAATCTGAATGTTCACTCTTAATGGCTTCATGGTCAGAAACAATACTAGCATGCTGTGCTTCGTGAGTTTGATGTGCTGTTTCAAGAGCAGACACCCTATCTCGCAAAGAATCCACATCCTTAGTGGATGCACAACCGACCATACTAAACATAACCATTGCCAATACAATAAACTTACTCATATTATTTCTCCTAATTTATATTTTCAACATCATCATTGATAAATTCATCAACGAATTCTTCTAGGCATTTACCACAACAAAGGTCATCTTCCATAAGTCTGGTTATTAATGTTTCTTTGTCTGTATATTCAGAATTCCGAATATCTCTACAAATACAAACAACCATCTTACTTAATTCTTTGTGTTTTCTTGCCTTTTAAACTTTTCTTGGTAATCTTCTTGTACAGTTTAGCCTCCTTTTCAGGATTCTGCTTGAAGATTGCTTCGAAGTATTTTTGAATGAGTTCTTTAACTTTCATTGGAACATTATACCACAAAGTTAGATTCCTGTCAATCTTTTTGGATTATCCAAGTATCTATAATACTTGATATATTCTCCTAATTTATATATATGATCTGTTGTTTTCTCGACATAGATTAATGGTTGTTCATCTTCTACTGCCATAATAATAACAATTTGATCAATAGGAATTCCAATCATTTCCTCATACATTAGTGCATATGCTGTGCATTGTGCAAAATAATCAGGAATATCTTCCTTTGATTTTAGTCTTTTACTTGTTTTAAAATCAATAACAGAAAGAGTACCATCAAATTCACCGATACAATCAACTCTACCTGCCATCATCAATTTTAAAGACCACAGAGCGCATTCCTGATAATGAATGTTGTTGATTCTATTGAGATGTGGTTTAATCGACTGGAACATCTCCAGTGCGTCTGGCATGGGTGTTCCGAGTGATTGATTGTTGAGATAGTTCTCACACAATGTGTGTAAATTGGTGCCCCGTCTAGATGCTTTAGCGGATATCTTATTGGCAACTTCTTCACCAACTCTTTGTCTCCACTCCATGATAGACTTTTTCTTTTGGGCACCAATTACAGTGGTCACTGATGGTAATTTTTCTCCCGTTGGAGTGATATAATATCTTTTACCATCTTCAAATGTTTTAGCCTCGATATCGGGTAATACCTTTGGCGGACAAAAATTAAAAATCACAGTCCCTGTTTCTCCTTCTCTCTCAGATAATCACGAACAAAACCTGAACGTACTACATCATCAATAGTAAATCTGATTTCAGCCACATCTTCCATATTTTCCAAAATTCTCATTGCATCTTGGAATCCAGATTTCTCTCTCTTAATACTTAGGTCATTCTGATTGAAGTCACCACACAAAATAAATCTGCAATTCTCACCAATACGAGTTAATACTGTATCAATTTCATGAAATGTTGCAGACTGAAATTCATCAAAAATAATTATACTATCAGTAAAAGTTAAACCACGAAGAAAACTTGTTGTTTGAAATTCAACAATTTCCTTATTCATCAAAAAGTGCCAGGCATCTCCACGACCAATCAATTCGTTTGCAATATTCTTATACGGATCTTGATATACTTTAGATTTTTCTTCTAGAGTACCAGGAACGAAACCTAAATCTCTCGATGGTACTGCTGAACGAATAATAATAAGTTTTTTGTATTGCGAATTGCTGTCCTTGATTATATCCCTTAAAGCCAAAAACATTGCAAGAAATGATTTACCTGATCCAGCTGAACCAGATAATACCAAATGTTTACCATCATCAAATGATTCAAAAACTCTTTCTTGAGTTTCTGTAATAGGAATTATTCTTTTAATGGAGAAATGTTGCTTCTGTGCTTCTTCGGCAGCTGTCCTTCTTTTTGTTGCCATGGTGTCCTTTTAATGTTTGTATTATTCCCACTTCCTGCCCTGCGTTTTGTGGGATTTATGTAAAGTATTTCCTGGAACTGAAGCTTTAATACGATCAATAACACCATGTTCAAAAGCAGGATCACATTTCATAGTTCCTGGTACATTCATTCTGATTGGGTCCGACATTACATGAAGATTTTCTGGTGTGTGATACCTCTTTAATTGTGGATTGTCGATAAGGAATTGGTCATATTCCTTATATGAAAAGGAATGTTCTTCAATTTCATTTGTTTCTGTGTTAACGAAGTCATAGCGGGGCATTATTCACCTCATACCATTCTGGGATTGGTCTACTATTTATTTTTCCTGACCATGACGCCAGTTTAGATTTATTCTTTATATAGTAGTTTCGGTACGATTCCAACGAATTACCTAAAATTTTTACATCATCAGGCATTGCAGGAGTAGGTTCAGTAAACATATGAACTTTAAGGTTCTTAGGATATGTAGCAAGATCATTAACTAATCCATCACGATCACACTTATGTACTTTACCATATCTAAAAGTATATTCTTTACAGAGTTCCACTAAAAGAGAATGTAGCCAAGAATAGTTTGCGATACTTTCTCTTACCCAAATAGCTGAAGGATGGTTTACATGGGTAGCCGAATAAAGACGAGATTCAAGAGTGGGATCACGACTATCGGTAAGTACATATACTTTCTTTTTACGACCAGAAGCACTGTAACCGTCAATAATAGTCCCATCAAGCACACGGTGAGCGGTTGAGAGTAGTTGGGAATATTCTAAAATCATCTTAATTAGATGTTTATCATTATGGAATCTTGCACATTCCGCCGGGTTCTTTGAAAGATAAAAAATATTCATAATGTGTAACGTAGAATAGTGAAATCAAGATCATTGTATCACATAAGATACACTTTGTCAATGTGTATTACTTCTCAGAAATACCGATTCTTGTTATACCTGGTTCATCTGGTGTGTTATACCATCCAACTTCATGTTCAGGAGTTTCTTTCGGATAGGAAGATTCCTTATCCACGATATCCAAATAACCATCAAAAGTATAACCAGAAGCCTTCAGGAATCTTTCGAAATTTTCGATAAGATCTGTTAGTGTAATAACACCCTCAACCTCATGTTTGATAGTGGTTTTTGGATGTTGTTCATCTTCATGAATAAACGTATATTTTGCCATGTTATCCTTTCAGTGACTTAATCTTATTCTGAATATCTTCTGATGATACCGTCTGCATTGCAAATTGCCTGAACAAGTCATAGGAGTCTGTTACCTTAATATCATACTTACCTGTACCATCATTACAGAATAAGGCACATCCACCAGCAGAAAGTGGTGCAATTTCAACAACCTGATCCAGATTAATAATAACAGGACATCCCTTTTCAACCGAATTCACTTCAACAAAAGTACTCATTTTATTTTCTCCTTTTTCAATAACTTTAAGTTTCTCTTCAACAGGTCCTTCAACAATACCAAATTTCACTTGGCATTTTTTAATGTGGGTTTTAAGGTTACCCTTACCTCCACCAATTTCTTTGCCGCAATGTGGACAACCACGTTTAGTTTCATTATCAAATGGCATCAGTTGCTCCATATCCAGTAATCAAAATTAATAAGAATATGAGAGTATATATGACATCTGAAATGGACTTATAATAAAAATAAGTTACTTCATCTTCAGTCATATCTCGCTGTGCAAGAAGTATGGATGATGCATCATCACCACCCATGACTTCAATGGTTTTGTTAATTTCTTTGAGATGTTTTCTCGCGGAAAGATAATTAATGAAGTTCATTACTTCCTCGTTACAGAATCATCGAATTTGGAATTGAAAGACCATTTATTATAATCAGCATCATATGGACTTCCGCCATTCATGCCTGTAACCACGCCACGAACACCATTCCAAACATCAGAACAACCAACGGGACCAATATCTCCAGTGGTCATCATAGGCTTTGGCTTTTGCATTACATCTAAACGATGTTCCAATTCATAAAACTTCTTATCATATTCATCAAGAATACCAAGAAGTTTGCCAATAGTTACATATCCATTACTTCCTTCTTTAGATTCCATAATGGGTTCGATATTCTTAATATAGACATCAAACATCTTATTATAGATATATTCCTTTTCTTGTTCATGTAAATTGCAGAAACCAGGTAACCAGGTTTCACACATAGAATATACAATTTGTACTTTAGTCATTTTCATAGTTCTAATCCCAAAGCGCACGCCAGTGCTGGCCCAGCAGTCTCAACCCATTATCAATCTTTGCAGAGTGTGCTTTATAACCTTCTATATCAAAAGTGTGAGTGTGTTTCGGTCCATGTTTCATTTCTGAATATTTTGATCCTTCTTCCTTTTCGAATGTGATGTCCATCTTTCCAGTGTGGAATTGGTCTTCCCAGTCACAATCAGGTTGCATCTGTTCTAGCGACCAGA